TAAGCGCAGAAGTAAGTATACTAGATATATTATTATCTATATATACAGCAACAAAAATTCCTTATTTATTAACTATTTCTTATAACATTTATAGTGATATATTAATTTTTTTAAAAACTTTTTCTCTTTCTTCTGGTGTTTTTTATCCAAAACTTCCTATACCAAATACTAATGCTTCTTTGCTTCCTGATTCTATTATTTACAATCAAAATACTTTTACTCTTCCTTCTATATATTCCTTGGGCACTAACTTATTTTTCATAAATATTCTAGATATTTCAAATGAAAATATAAATCCTTGGATTAAAGAAATAGAAAGAGTATTTTTTGATGAAAATGCAGTAGGGTGGGACGTAAATACAAAATATTCTAACATTTCTGATCCTTTACAAGCTGCATTAATAAAAACCTATCTAAATATTTATAAAAATAATTTTGATGCTTCGTATTTAACACAGATAAATAGCTTAATATCACAAGCTAATAATTTTCTTATTTCTAACTACTATTCACTAAGTTCTGTATCAATAAATGGAGACGTAACATCTAATTCATATAATCCAATATATAGTTTGTCTCCAAATTATATCCGCATATATACAAATGATATTTATAAAAATATTTTTATATCTTTCTTTCTTGGAGAAGACTTACAAAAATATTTAACCCTTGGGGTTGATGGTACAGTTTTAGATTCCTTGACTTATGTACCAACAAGTTACAAATTAATACTTCCATCTTTGCGTTCTACTATAACACTTTACAATCTTTCATTAATTTCTAGTTACAAAACAGAAGCAATTAAAGAATCAAACGCTATATCTTTAATACAACATGACACTAGACTTGCCGGAAACCTTTTAATTTCAACAATTGAATTTTCTGAACCTGTGAAAATACTTGCAATATTAAAAATCGGTAGTAGTATAATATCTTATGTGACTTCTCTAGTTCCTTCTACTACCCATACCGTACAGTTTTCTTCAACTGCTATAAATTCATCAAATTATTCAATAGAGTTGTATACTCTTCTTTAGGTGTGATATGGAATCTTTAAAAAGTTGGTATTCAAGAAAATTAGAAATTTTACAAAATAAAAAAGATTTAAAGGAAGTGCAGAACTTAATAAGTTTTTACTTACAAAAGAAAACAGAAAACAGTGAGTACAGTGTAAAAGATTGGAACGAAGAGTACAAAAAGTACAGAAAAAAATCGAAAATGTAGTATAATACAAAAGAGGGAAAATATGAGAAAGAAAGTAAAGTTAAATCCTTACGTTCAACTAAGAATGTTTTATAAAGGACTGGTATACAAAGTCTACAAAGAAAATGAAGATCTTTATTTGGAAGCAGACCCAGCAACCGAACAAGATTTAGTTAATTTCTTAGAAAACTTAAAAAGCATGAAATTTATTACTCAATACGAAGTAATAAATGAAGAAGAACAAACTCAAAAAATAGACACCACAAATCAAAGTGATACTAGTAATAACCAAGAAACAGATACTGAAAACGTAAAATCTGAAAATATAGAACCTTCTCCTGAAGATAGCAAAGATAACAACAATTCTGACTCCAAAAAATCAAAAAAAGTCACAAAGAAAAATGACAAATAATTTTTATGTTTACAATATCTAGCTCACAAGGAAGAGTTGTAAATTTTTCTGTAGACCAGAATATACAACTTCCTACTTCTTATTCAAATTTTTTAATATTTACTTCATATAGCGTGAATTCTGGTAATACTGAAATATCATTTTTCTCTTCTGCATATCAATATTACTCTAGTAATGAGTATTTATTTTTAAAATTTAAAAATTTATCTGTAGATGTTTTATCAGCAAAAAATGAAATAGTAAACAAATTATATTTTTTAAATTTTGATCAAAATAAAATTATATATAGTTTAAAAAATATTACAGATAACGAAGTAAATTTTTATATAAAAAGTTATACGATAGATAATTTTGTAAAATATTTAAGTAATTTTCCGTATGTGATAAAAGTTAATTTTTTATTTGACGAAATAGAGGCTTATGCTTTAAGTAGAACTTTTTCTAATTCTTTAACTGTAAATTCTTTTGACTCTGGAGATAGATCCTATAATATTTGCAAAAGTTAGGTTTTCTGCAAGCTATGCTATAATCTATTTGTGCCAGATAGATTTGAAATACTTTCTTCTATAGAGAGTTTATTTTTAACTATACAAAATAAAATTAACGCTCTAAGAAATGGAAGCGTTATAAAATCAATGTTTTATAGTGTTTCAACTGCTTTAGAAGAGGTATATTCATCTATAGATGAAATAAAAAATAATAGTTATGTGCATACTGCTACAGGATCTTACTTAGATCAATTAATTTATGGATTATCTAAAATTGAAAGAATAAAAGGAACAAGAGCATTAGGATATGTAACCCTAATGCCTGTAAGCTTTAATATATCTGATTCTATAACTTCAAGTTCTTTATCAAAGTTAGTATTTAGTAGACTTGACGTGAACTCTGGAGTTCTTTATACTCCACCTTTAGCTTCTACAATAAAAGTATCTACAACTAATGGAATATTTGATTATGCATTACTTCCTCCAATAAAACTTTTACAAGCAACAGATGAATCATTTTTTGAAGTAAATCCAGACACTGGAAATCAAAAAATAGCAGAATTGATAGCTAACTATACAATATCTATATTACAGCAAAATCCAAATTCTTATATCAAATATTTAGTATTTCCTTTAATTTCTATTGATACTGGAAGCAATAAAAATATTAGTAGTGGAGTTGTTAATACTTTTGTAAATGCTGGAAACTTTAAATTTTTAGTAGAAAATAATTTTGATTATGTATTAAATACTTCCTTACCTACAAACGAGCTTGTTGTAGATATTGATTCCATAGCAAAAGTAGAAGGAGGGATGCTTACTTTAGCCTATAGCTCTGAAATTAATGGAGGCATAGATGAGGAAAGCGATGAATCATATAGGCAAAGGTATTGGAGCTTTTTAGGATCTTTAACAAAAGGCACTCTGCAAGCAATACAAACAAAAATATATACACTTCTTCCTAATAGTTCAGCGCAATTATACACTACAAATAATCCTGGAATACTGGATTTATATATAACTTCTTCTAGTTCAATATCTAACTTTTTACCTTTGCTTTTGTCGCAACTTGAAGACGTTAAACCGGCAGGAACAATAATTAACATAAGATTAGCGAAAAACAACTTATTTAATGTAATTCTTGAAACAGATAGCATATCATCTAACAATGATATTAACAGACTAAAACAATACTTAGGAGATAATTTAAATAAACTTGATCTTGGAGAAGAAATTAGTTATTCAAAAATTTGGCAAATATTAAGCAATGAATTTAATGTAAATAATATATATTTGGGATTTTCCCTTACCCCAGAATTATTTGAATTATATAAAAATACTTATAAAAATTTTATATGCATGACTTACTATAATGATGTTGTTCCAAACAGTTTGAGCGAAATTCCTACTAAGTGTTCTGACCCCTCCCAATATTTTACATATTCAGAATATTTAGATATTGTTAACCAAGGAAAATTGGCATTATACGTATATTCTAAAAATGGTTTTAATTCTTACAACAACTACATATCTTACCTATCTAAATTTTCTTTAACGGGCGGTAATTTATTTTTACAAGCACCACGTTATCAGGAAAAAACTATAGTTGAAAAAATATTGAACAATATTTACGGGGATATTTTAGGAGATAGTGTAAATAGGTATTATTACACTAATTTTATTAATGAAATTAAAACTAATTGTAAAAATAAGCCTTTAGACCTATGTTTTAAGGAGGTTTCTTCAGTAGCATTTAATAATGCATCAAATTATTTAAACACTTTTACAAAAATAGGCTTGAGTTTAAGAGCAGTAGAAAGTATTGATCCAGTAGAAGCAAATTATTTAAAAATAAAATTCCTTACTCTTCCTATACCATCAGACAATGATATCGAATTATGTGAGAATTTAATAAACGATACAACAGGATTCTGCTCAAGCAATTCTTACGAAATAAAGTTATTATATACTTTACTAAATGATGTGCAATATATACAGTACAAAGATCTGGATTCTTTTTCTAAAGAAAAAGAAGTTTGCAGAATTTCTTATTCTAATATAATAAATAAAGATTTCTACTCTAAGTACAACATTGGGGTGCGGAGGAAATGAAAAAGTTTAATCCTACAGAACTAAAATTTTTAAGGGCATCTGATGTTTTAAATTTAGCAAACATAAATACAGATGATTTATTGGATTCTATAAGAAGAGTATTTGGAGAGGGATATTTTGGTGACGATCCAATAACAAATATATTTAATTTTAATATAAATGTTATAGGAAATGATTATTTCCTTGATGTTTCTTTGGGTAATAATAAAAAATTTATATACTTAGATAAAGAGGGAATTACGAAGCATGATTATAATGAATGTTTAACCTATAGCATTATATACGACGACAACGTACCTTTAAATGGTTCTGTTTCAAATCCGATACAAGTTCCAAATTCCATATTATCATCAGAAAATGTAGTTTCTTATTCTAGTGGTTTATTTTCATTTGTATACGTAAATGGTCACCCACAAATTAAATCTGATTATAATATTAATCAAAATTTAAATTATACAGACGTATCTTTTAATAAGATAAGACAAGGAAAAATAAGTCCATTGCCAAAGGACATAAACGGAAAATTTAATAAAGATATAGTAACTAAGATATTGTGGAGTGATTTTAAAAGTAATTTCTGCGTAAATAACGACCCATCTAATTGTTACATAGAGTTTCCATTGATGAACTGCTCTGTTACAAACAAAGATCTTGTTCTTGAAATTGAATCAACTGTAAACAATAATGTAAACACTTCTTATTATCATATTCCAAAGGATGTACCTGTTTATAATACTCAAATATTATACAAAGTAAGCGATGATTCTCCAAATAAAATATATTTATATTTATCAAGCTTGTTAATAAATGATGGGGATAAAGTTTCTTTCTACTTTTTGGAAAAACTTTCTAATAAACAGTTTTCTTCTAATAATGTAACTATTTCTCAGTTCTCTTTACCTTTTGAAAATTTGAGTTCAGAAACTTTAAGCTATATAAACGTTCTCACACTAGATAAAACAAGCGGAACACTAAAAAATTTATCAAATCTAAGTTCTTTATTGGCCGTAGATGTTTTACAAATAAGTTTAGATGGAACAATAAATATTAATTCTGGATTTTTGCCTGGACCGGATTCTTCTGTTTATGCTTTTGATTATGTATTAACTACACCATTACCAATAAGTGTAAATTTAGATATGCCAAATAATATTACATTTGCTGGAAAATTTGGCGGTACATTAAAAATACCAAATCCAACTTCTTCTCAAATATATAACTTATATGTAAAAAACATAGATTCTCCTGAACTTGGTCAAACTTTTTACAATTCATTATCTAAAGTTACATCACAGGCATCTATTCTTAATATAAGGCCACATTTACTTATTGTTCCTAATACTCAATCGGTTACTGGAGATTATGTATTACTTGGTCAAATAAATGTTGTTAATCAAAATACCATTAACTTCTCCCCCTCTTCGAATGCTCTTACTCCATATCAAAACATGATTAATATTGCACAAGCTATAAATCCACCGCCTAAATGGAGAACTGTATCAATATACAAAACACTTTTACAAAGTGGAAGTACAAATAATTATATAGTAATTCCTATTCTTCCTATAATCACCGAAAATGGAAGAATTACTTCTATTAAATCAATATCCATGAAACTTCGTGTATATATAACAACTGGTAGCAACATTTCTGATACACCATTTACATTAGATCTAGAATGGCTTGATGGTGTAAATTTTTCAAGTACTTCGTTAATTTCTTCTCCAGCATCAACATCTACACAACAAATGTTTAGTTTTGGATTTAATAATTTGTTTAACAACAATTCTTTGCTTTCTTATAATTATAATATTAACTCTGGTCCAAGTCCATATTTTATATTAAGGTTTGTTGGTGCAACAACAAATATTTTTGTTAATATAGATTATATTACTATATTCTTTGAAGTATATTAAAATTTTTTTAGGTAGCATATGCCAATCGGACACTTAGAACCAATTGAAGTATATCAAGTACCGGTAAATGACAACTTAACTTTACCGTTTCCTTCTCAAACTATTTCTGATGATATAAATATAATTAGAACTGTAATAAAAAGAATTTTAGGAACTTCTTCATATATAAATACTACATCTCTAGAAAACCTTCAAGGTCTGTCTCAATTCAAAATTGATATAACAAACTGGAAGAATCTAATTTCTTTACCATCTGGATTAGTAAATGCAAACTCCATTGATTATAGCGTAGTAACTAACCCAAATACATACCCAGCAATATTAAACACAAACGCAGCTTGGGTTAAGCTTTTTAGTTTTTCGTCTTTCATTGACCCAACTAATAAAGTTCTTTGGTCTGGTATATCATATACATCTTCTGATATAGATTCTGCTATTTCATCTACAAATACAATTACTACCATACAAACAAATATAAATAACTTGTTATCTCAATTAAACGGGTTAATTAACAATGTAAATAATTTAAACATAAATAAAATATCGCCATCTTATTTTGAAATATTTGGAAGCAGTTTTTCTCCTGATGATCCTAACAATCCTAGCAGACTTCCCATATTGCAAAGGTTATATAATTTAGAAAATGCGATTACTGGAATTGCCAACGGTGGGTATATAACTCAAAATGATTTAAATAACGCACTTAATCCAATAAATAGTAGCATTTCTTTACTAACATCTCAAATAAATAATATTCCACCTAATCTATCTACTACTTTAAGTGATATAAATTCTAGATTAAGCGCAATAGAAGACAATATTCCAATACATCTGTTTTCCTCTAAAACTGATAATAATGCCGCATTTATAATAAGCCAAGCATTCATTAATTTATTTATCAATAATTCTACACAAAATATAACAAACTTCATATATACAGTTCAAAGTATAAAAGATAAAGGATATGATTACTTTATAGTCCCAATTGATTTTCAAAATTTCCTGAATAATATAACAAATATAAAATCGTTTTTAAAAACTGTTAAAAATTCTTATTTAAATTCAACTAGAAAAAATCTTCCAAAGCCGGTTATTCTAATTGTATTTAACAAATATATAGATACTTCTTCATTCTCTCTATCTAATTTAATGAATGCGTTGTACAATAATTTATTAAATGAAAAATTAGAAACCTTTTGTAATTTAGGATTCCAAATAGAATCTTCATATTTAAAAGTTGATGGTACTACTGTTGTTAATTTTAAAGATATTAAGGATTATTTAATTTATATATTTGGTTTATTGAAAGAAACTACATTTATCTTTAGTTATAACTTAGAAAGTTTATTTGGTTTACTTCCTCAAGACATAATTAATAAAAGTATTCTTATAACGTCATCTCGTTATGCGTGGAAAAAGACTGTATCTTCAACTAATATTGACTTTAAAAACTATTACGATATAAAGTTTATTGATGATTTATATGAACTTACTCCATTCTGTACTCCACCAAATACAAATATTTTGTGTAATCTACTACCGGTAACACCAAATCTATATAGTGATCTGTCTTTTTTAGATTTAACATTGAATACGTCTAGTAGTCCTTATGTGTATAATTCTCCCAATAATGCATCTATTGCTTACCTAAAAGCAAAAAATAATTTTTTTGTAGATTTTATTGTAGATTCACCTGTTGAAACTTTTGAGTTTTTCCTAAACGCCACAGTATCACCCTGGACCTTAAATGCGATAAATGGACCTAAAAAAGATTTTATAAACAGATACCCAAAAATTTCTCTATACAATAAAGACACAATTAACAACGTATTAACTTCTTTAGAACCTTCTCTTCATTCTACTAATGATGTTGGGTATGGATTATATGAAGTACCATCAAACTCTTCCGCTGGTAATGTTTTTGAATTTTCTAACTTTTTATCGTTTATTTTTAGTGAAAAAAGTTTTAATGCAAATATTTCTATTGATGGAAAATTAAATTTATTACCTACTTACACATCTCTTGTTAATATATCTTTTTCTTCTGGAACGTTTACAGTCACAGATGCATCTACTCCAGCAAATTCTGTTACATTTACTCTTTCCTCCAGTTCTTTACATTTTGTTTTACTTAATTTTTCTCAAAATACGACCACAAATGCTTTAGATATCTTAATAAAAATAGATAATAATTTATCTAATACTCTATCTATTGCGAACTTTACAGGTAATTTCAATCCAATTTTATTTTCAGTATCTAATATAGACACCCAATCCCTACTTTTTAGCAAAATATATGTTTAGACTTAAATTAATAACAGAAAATGGGGTAACCGAAGAACTTGATTTTGATACTGAATATTATCAATATTTTGTTCCATTAGACGAAGATACTTCAAATCTCAACTTTACTATTAACATAAAAAATAATTTGCCAATTAATTCTCCCGGATACCCAAAAACTTTAGTCTTTAAAGTTAGCATGTCTCCTTCTATATTCCCATCAGATAATAAGCCTGTTTATATAAATGCAACCGTAAACAATAGCTCATCCGTAGTGTTCTCCTCTGATAATAATGCTATTTCTGGAGATTCATATATTGGAGTTATTTTTTCTGATGATATAGATTTAATAATAAATTTTAGCAATAGCGATGAATTACAAAATAAATTTCTTTTGGTTCCGTATTCAATAAAGCCACAAGAAGAAGCTAATATAAATTTTTCTGTTTATTATCAAGAAGTAGAATCTTCAGAGAATTTTTCAAGAAATAAATTTTACAGAATAGAAAAAATTTTATACGATTCTTCTAAATCTTTTGTCTCTATTTTAGAAAGCGATTATAATTTTTATTTGTCGAAGTTTTATGAGTCTTATGCACTTGGGGATGTTTTATTCTTAATTAATCCAGGTTCATTACAAAATAATAATTGGGATATAAAAAATCTTCTCCTTCTTCAGTTAGTCGCGAATGGATTAGAAAAAGAAGCAAACGGATCTTTAAACTCATTTGTTTTAAACTATGAAAAAAATATACTTTCTAATTGTCTAATTTCTACAGTATCTTCTGGTACTTTTCCGTTCTTTTCTACAAATATAATATTTAATACATTAAATTTACAGACAAATTCAGTACTTGGAGTAATAAATTCAAAAGAATATTTTAAAAATCTTTTGTATTTTGTCATATATGAAATTACAAAGCCATATTTAATTAATCTTGGATATTATGCTACAACTGCATATAATAATGTTGAAAAAATATCAAATTTACTTTATAGTCTTCTTTCAAATGGCTTTTCTAACAACGTAATTAAACAAAATATAGATCTAGCAAACGGAGTTTTTTATGGCGCAAATATTTCTGAAGATGAAAAAAATAAATATTTCGTTTCTTTTTATTTAATTTCTAAATTTTTTGTACAGTTTGTATATAAACTACAAAATAAAGGGTATATATCTACAATACCCACATCACTAACTTCTTTAGAGAATTGGTTAGATTCTCATATTACTTATTATGTTGATGCGACCGAAAAAATAAATAACTTTAATAATCTTGATGATTCTTACGAATTAGATTTCATATTGACCCTTACTATATCTACAATCTTTTATTCTCTATCTGGTAAAGATATGTTTATATCTATTAATAACATTACATCTATAACACCTTTATTATATGCATATTTTTCAAATTTAGCAAGATATATATCCGAAGTTTTTTATAATTTCAATGCAAATACCTTATCCTTAGTAAATTCTTCTACAGATATCAACGCTTTGTTTAATAAGATTTTTATTAACGGTTTTTGGAACAGTTTTGCAACTAATACCCTTTTTAACATTAACTTAAGTTCACTTTTTAATCAATTTGGTTTGACTAATCAATCAATGGTAATAGATTATTTAAAGGGAAAATATATAGTACAATTTACTACTTCATCTGCACCGACTAATATAAATAACAAAATTTTATTAAATGGTTCTAATGTAGTCGCCGCATTTCCATATCCATATATAACTGCAAACCTTAGTAATAATTCGACTTTAGAGATAGATTCTAGAATTTTTAGAGCAGTACAAAATCAATATGGGAATATTATTATTTATCCAAATTTATCTACTAAAACAAATTATTTAAATTATATACACACCTACATGAAACTTTTATCAAGTAAAATTGAAAATTTATACTTCTTTTCAACAAATTCTACAACTATAAGCTTAGCTATAAGAAATTTAAATACAAATGCATATCTTACATACATACTTCTTATTTTGTTAAATAATAAAGAGACTCAAAATAATTTTAATATTAAATTTTCTTTAAGCGCCATGTGATGTGACGACTCCCAATTCTAAAGAATTGGGCTTCTCGCAAGAAGCGAAGACTTTGTCAGAGCCTTAGCCAAGATATTTTGTGCTGCTGCAATATCCCGATGAAGGGTTGTGTTGCATTTGGTGCAGGTATAGGTACGTATCCAAATTTGTTTGCATTCATCCTACACATAAAGGTGTAGGCTTTCTGCAAACTGTGCTATAATTGTTTTAGAATATGCCAGACAAAACATTTTCACTATTTTATGGACAAAATACGGTAATAGATCCAATGGGGTCTATAATAATAAATACAACATCTCAATTAAATCCAAATTATGAATGGGCGTATGTAAATGAATTAAATAGTATTGGACTTCCAGATCCTTCAAAAAAAGTAAATGTTCAATTAATAGGCTATAAAGATACAACATCATATAAGATAAAATTTTTGGAATTTATAAAGCAATTTAATAATTCGAATCTATATGTAGGAAGTTCTGCATGCTTAACCTCTCCAGATAACATATCATGTAATGGATATGGGCCTTATATAATTAATGGAAAAAGATATTACATAGATTTTATAGTATTGTATTTTGTTAATACAACAGTAATAGATCCAAACGTAGATAACGAAAACAATTTTATACTTTCAAATCCAATTTTTTCTGTTGATACTTCAAGGTGTACACCAGATTATGGAATTTTTATTGCAGCACCTATAATACACCAAACCGTAATTAATGATCCATCTAAACCAGCATATTTAAATGCTATAGCTGGTACCTCTAACTCCTACAATACTATGTTTCTTACAAATAATCCAACATATTCAAATCAGTTGGGATTTTTTAATCAAATTATTAAATATAGATTTTCTGTTCTTCAATCAAATAATACAAATGATTTTATGGATAATATAGACCCCACTACTGGAAATTTTGTTTTGGCTGTACAAAATTTAATCAATTATGGTCAAACAAGCATAACTTCGGTAAGTGAAAATAATGGCCCTGTCAATTTAAAACCACAATATAACAATGTCCCACCATTTAGAAACCAAACGTATTATCCATTTTTATTATTTAGATATATAAGTGAGGACGCTCCAACAAAAAGAGTACTTCTAAATTTCACATTTGCACCATACGCCTAAAATGCCAGCTATAAATGTATCATTTTTTAACAATTATTATCCAACAGTTCCTTTATATGGAATAACTACTTTATTAAATAGTGATTCTCCTCTTGGGAATATTGCAATAATGTCAGTTATCAATAGACAGTTTAGTGTCATAAGAGATTGTTCTAAAACAGTTACTGTTGTAACTTATGGTTTTGATGAAACCTTAAGTACAAGAATTTCTTTTGGTATTACATCTTTATCTTCTTTTAATGGTAATTTATCATTAGAAGGATTTTTAGACAAAAATAATCCCTTAATTGATTTGTTTAATAATCTTCCGAACTTTTTTAAGGATTTAAAAGAAGACTAAAAATTTCTTTTTAAAATACATAGGTTTTCTGCAAACGTGTGTTATAATTTATATATAATATGAAAAATAACATAGTTCATATACCTTTATACGCTTCATTTAAAGCTTTACAATCATTTCCTTCTGAAAATAACGTTACAGAAAATTCATATAACAATGTTACTCCAGAAATAAAACCAATAAAAGGAGACATTTTTGTAAAAAACGATAAAATTAGTGTAATTCCTGGAGATTGGATTCTTTTTGGTACAGCTTCTACCCCTGATGTTGATTTAGTAAATGATTCAATACTTGATATGCAATATGCTTTTGGAGATTCTTTAAGAGAGTTTGTAGAAAATGGAAAAATTTTTTATGAGCATGGATACAAACATGCTGGCGATAAAAACAAGCACCTTGATATAGACGTTCCAATAGGTAAACCTATAGCCGCAGAAATTCATGAAAATAAACTTTACGTTTGGATACTTTTAGATAAAAATCATGAATTGGCTCAAAAAGTTTATAAGCATTTAACAAACGATGATAATAGATTTTTTAATAAAATAGGTTTGTCTATAGGGGCAATTCCTATGGGGAAACCTACTACAAAAGTAATTGGTAATTCATATGTAAATGTACCACCAAAAATGAGACTTTATGAGGTGTCTGTTACTGGTCAACCAATAAATATAAATACTTATGTAAAAATCTTAAAAAGTTTATATAATACTATAGAAAAAGCGTTGGAGGATAAAAACATGGAAGAAAAATTAAAGGACAGACTAAAAAATAAAGAAGAAAACCTCGATGAAAAAGATAAATTAAGTTTAGATCTATCTGACGAATCTCCAGAAGAAGAAAACAATGAAAATAGAGAACTAGAAAATATGGATCAAAAACCAGAAGATGAAATGGAAAATAAAGAAGAAACTGAAGTTGAAGAAGACTTAGAAAAATCTGAAGAAGAAAAAGTAATGTTTAATTATATTCTGGACAAACTAGATTTTATTGAAGAAAAGTTAAATGATGTATTAAATAGAGGACCAGAAAAACAAGAAACAGAAGAAATTGAAGAAACACCTTCTGTAGGTACCGAAGAATTAAAATCTGTATTAAACAGGATGGAAAAAATAGAATCTCATCTTTTTTCTATAGAAAAAACATTAAAGAGTGCTGTTGATCTTATTGAATATCAACTGGAATCAGCAAAAAATTATAATAATACAAATAGTCTTGATGAAAAATTTGAATCACTAAAATCTGCTTTATTAAATGAAGTAAAAGAATTTGTTTCTAAGGAAGTTTCTAACGTAACAAAAAGTCTAGGATCTTTACAAGAAGAAGTAAAAAATATTCCTACTACAAAATCATTTAAGGTAGGAGTAAATTCTTCTCATCCCGAAATAGGGTTAATGGACCAAAATTTTGAACAAAAAGTGAAATCTATTATTTCAAATAAGTCTAAAGTAAATGATCTAGAGAGAAGAATGCAAGAATTCCTTGATTTTAAAGGAAGTCCATATCAAATTAGCGAAAAGAAAAAGGAGCTTGTAGAGTACGTAAAATCAGCATACGACTTAGATCAAAATGAATTTGAGTTAATTTATAGGAACTATAAATCTAAGAAAAAGATTTCGGAGTAGTTTTGTGAAAAATATTCAAATACATGCGTTATTATTTATTAAGGGAGGTATAAAGAAATATGCCATATGAACATTTAAAACATTTAGATGAAGCAACATTAAAGGCGCTAAACGCCGCTGGTCAAGTAGCAGAAAGTTTAGAAAGAGAGGACTTAGAAGGTGAGCTTACTCAACTAAACGTACTAGACACTCCTCTTACTGACATGCTTTCTAAAAATTCTGTAAAAGCTCGTGCTTATGAGCACGAATACAACGTTGTAACTGCACGTCATGATAAAATTGGTTTCGCTGCCTTTAGAGAGGGGGGTCTACCTAGAACTGTAGAGGTACAAGTAGCAAGAAGAAGAATCAGGCCAATGCTTGTTGGGCACCGTATTACTGTAACTGAGTTGGCTACCCGTACCACTCAAAACGGTGTAATGCAAATTGACGAACTTGCTAAACGTGAAAAGATGATCGCTGTAGCAAACGAATTTGAATATTTAGCTTTCTATGGCGATAGCACTCTTGGTGACGATGTTCCTGGGTCTCCAAACAACCTACAACAAGACGGACTTGTAAATATTATTAAGAGAGGTGCTCCACAAAACGTTCTTGACGCTAAAGGTGCTCCTCTAACTATTGACCTACTTTGGGAAGCAGAATCTAAAGTTGTATCTACTCAAGCATTCGCTAATCCAACCGCAGTATTTATTTCTTATATTGACAAGCTAAACCTACAAGCTTCTTTCTATCAAATTGCAAGAGTAATGAATACTTCTGATAGACGCGCCGGTCTTCTTGGTGCTGATGCTCAATCATACATTGGTATTCGTGGAGAACACACTCTATATCCTTCTCAATTCCTTGGTGATTTCCATAAGTTTAACCCCGCTCGCTTCGGTGCTGAAGTGGGTGACTTTGCTTCGCCACCTTCTTCTTGGACTATAGACGTCGCATCTCCATCACTTCAAGCAAGCGCTTACCCAACAGGACTAGGAAGCGCTAGCGTCGCTACTGCGTATGGATATGCATTTAAGGCCGCTAACTTCTATGGTGAGAGTGCGGCAAAGTACGCTACAGCAAGCTTTACAACTTCAGACGCAAACAAAGCTGTAAAGTTTGACTTCCACGGACTAACTAATGTAAAGTGGCTTGATGTATATAGACAAGACCCAAATTCTAGCGAATACAAGTTTTACAAGAGAGTAAAGGTATCTACTACTAACGGTGACTTTACTTGGATTGATGATGGTCACGAAACTGTAACTACTCCTACTGGAGTTTACAGATGGCAAAAGATTCCTGGTACTGGTTCAGTATTAGGACTTGATTACAATGTAACTACAATGGCTAGCTGGATTGGTATGGAGCTATATAGACTACCACCTGCCCTAACTCATGACTATGTAGTATGGAAGGTTGCTTCTGTATTCTCCAGAGCACCAGAATTTAACTTCATTATTGTTAACGTAGGACAATCACCTATAGTATAAATTAGTTATTCAAATGAATAATCCGCCCGTATAGGCGGATTATTCTATTTTTTTAGTTAATATATATTTAGAATGTTTAAATTTAAAGAATTCCCTTCAGAAAGATTATATAAAATTTCTAAAAATATTATAGAAAAAGCCTTTTTTATGGGTGGCTATAGAATAAATTATTACTCTGCAAATGTATGTAATTATAAATTCCCTAACGGTAATCCTTGTATAGACGAAAGAACCTTAACCCCATCCATAAACTGTCCAATATGCGGAGGGAGTGGTGTGACTTATAATGAACCTAAAGAAATAAGAGCAATTATAATTGATAATCCTGATGAGCCAAGAAAACAGAGGGAAGGTGTCATATTGTATGATACATTTAGAATGGTTGTTCCTTCTGAAGTTCCAGTAAAAATGCTTACATACAAAAATGGAGATCGTATCTTTCTAGTTAGAGATAAATTTGAAATTTTTTCATCTAATAATACAGTATTTACTATAGTGTTTGTTGATAACGAACCAAAAGATATTTGGTTAGCAGGAATGCTTTATAAAACATTTAAAGTATCTACACACTACTTAGCCACCAGAGTCGCGGAAGGAAATAAAGATATTAATCTTAACGATAAACAATACACTGAAGTGACATCTACTATAAATAAAGAATATAAAATTAACTCATCTTCAAACGAAGATATTGAAAAAATATTAGAAAATATTCTAATAGAAGTTAACGGGGGCTAGGGATGGCTGAATCTTATTCTTTAAACGATCTTAAATTTATTGGAGAAAACAAAGATTCTGATTTGAAAGTTTTTACTTATGCAAATCCAAAACTTATAATAGTTGAATATTTAAAAAATATTTTTTCGAATATAAAATTAAATGATTCTATAATCATTTCTACTTCTTTCCCAACTGAAAACTTTTTCTCCGCATTTAGACAAAATAGTGATAATGCAAATTTAATGTTTAAATATAAAAGAGGAGTTAATGTTTTATTAAATAATCAGAGCTTACAAAAATATTTGGGTAACGTATTAAGGGGCGATAAATACGGGTATTTAGAAAATTTCAATATATCTGTATTAACATGGTCTTTCGATCCTATAGATAGAGATATTTTAGGGGATTTATTAGTAAGAGTTTTATTTTTGGCGCAAGAAACGCAATATTTTTTAAAAAGGGGCTTAACAGATTTTTATATAGATTCTTATAATGACAACCAAGATGAAAAATTAATAATTAATCATGCTTTATTTTATAGAGATATTAAAGTTGTAGGAAAAAGGTTAATATTTGCTACAAAACCAGCAGAAGGATCAAATATACCATTAATACAAGATGTGATAACTACTGAATATATGTTGCAAATTGATGTAGAAATTTAAAAAATCGAACATCTAGGTGCTCAAAAAAACCAAACAAACATTCTAAAATATTAGAAGGAGGTAATAACATGGCGGTAACAGTATACTTTGATGGAAAATTAATTAAACAACTAGGTACTTATGTAAAAACAGACCTAAGTGCGGTTAGAACTATAAATGGAGTTGGAACAGGAATCACTGCTTTATTGGGATTAGCGGAAGGTGGAGAACTTAATAAAGTTTACAAATTTACTTCTTATCAAGAAGCTGCTTCTATACTAAAAGGAGGCCCACTTCTAGATCATATTAAAGCAGCCTTTATAGGTGGTGCTGGTGAAGTAGCTGCTATAAGAATAGGACTAGGTGCCGCTGAATCATATATACAAATTCCAGTACAAGTAGATGCTACGGATACAACAAACACAAATAAATTATTGTTTACATCTTACGAAAAATCTAACAAATCTAATCAAATTTATATTTCTTTTGAACTAGATACTAATTTTACAAGCAGTCCAAACGACGATACGCTTATTGTTACAATATATCAAAAACATCCGGATTTTTCGCTTACTAAAGAAGTTTATTCATTTCCTTTAACATTCAATTACCCAACCGTTTTAGTAAAGAGAAACCAAACTCTTTTCTTTGTAGATAAGGCTATTGTTAGTGCAGCGTTAGCTACTGGAAGCAGTTGGCAAACTACTTTAATAAATCTACTAAAAGATCAACTTTTACCAACTGATTATGTACAAATATTTAGTACACGTACTAACTATAACGATCCAGATGTTCCTGTACAAATACCCCTAGGACTAATGATTTATGAATTAGTATACGGAGGTCTTTTTGGATATCAAAAATCCAGATTAGTATCCACTGTATTTGGAACTGTTTCCGATTTACTTTCTAACCCATTACTATTTGATAATACTGTTGCTACTTTCTTTGATGGAACAAATTATAAAACCTTTACAGATCTAAGTACAACTAATCTATTTATAAAATCCCAATACACAATAAGAACTCTGACACAACCTTTTAACAGTTATATTTTAACAACTAGAGTTTTCTCGCTAAGTGGAGGATCTAATGGGGACGATGGTACTGGATATTATACAACGACAGCTAATTCTATTTCTTCCTGGTTAACCGGACTCAGTGCTTTAGAAGAAGAAGAAATTAACTTTGTTGTACCTGCGTATAGATTTAAGAAAGAAGATAATATAAATACTAGAATTAGCTTCTTTAAAAATATTTCTTCTTACATCTTGGCTCATATAACTACAATGTCCCAAGTAAATAAAAGAAAGCCAAGAATCGGAATTTTTGGATTCCCCGCGCCATCTCCAAATGAAAGCGTTAATACTGACGAATATCTAAATGATAAAGGAGTGCTTAACACTGCTTCTTCATTATTTGGTGGAACCGATAGAGCGCAAGTTATTATATTTCCATTTTACTCATCTGTGTTAAATGATTCAGGAACAACCGAACTCCTTGGAGGAGAGTTTTTTGCTTCTTACATTGCGGGCCTACATTGCAACAGAGAGCCACAAGAAAGTATAACTTTCCTTCCAGTTGGTGGACTTGGAGCAGATCCATTATATAATTGGAACTTTTCTCAAAAAGATACTCTAATATCTAATAGAATTTTATTTGTAGAAAAAGTTAAGAATTCATTTGGTGCAACAGTTTATAGAATTCATCATAACCCAACTTCTTGGCTTGGTCCTGTTACACAAGGTTTCCAAGAAATGGTGTTACGTAGAATTGACGACTTCTTGAATGTATATGTTTATAAGAATGTACAAGAACAATTTATTGGTAGAGAAAGCTATGGACAAAGAACTGCTAACGAAATAAAAGGATATGTAGAAACCTTACTATCTGGGCTTACTGGTCAGCAAATATCTGCATTTAGAGATGTTACCGTAACTCATAATGATGATTTAACAGTATATTATGTAGAATTCTTCTATCAGCCTGTAACCGAAATTAAATTTATTCTTGCTACTATGAAGGTTTCCTTTGATCTAGCGTAAAATAATATGGAGGAAACATGACACCAAGATTTAGTCCATACGCTAGCATTAAAACATTAAGTTTTAATACTTTATTAGAAAATAGCTCCATAGAGGACGCTTTAAATAATATAGTTAATATTCTAAGTAATCCTGAACTTATCTATGGAGCACTATCGGATAATTTTAAACTGTTCAAAACGGTTGGACTTGCAAATGATGTTTCAGTAAGTGAAAGTTATGAATCCAGACCAATATGGGGGATTGGCGAACCAACTAACCCTATCGTGGTGCCAAATAATTATTCTGCAACTATATCAATGTCAAGAATGACATTAGATACTCTATCTGTAAGGGATTTCACTACATTACCTGATTATTGGTATGTTCCAAAAATTCAAAATACTGTAGAAAGCTTTTTTAATAACATACCAAAAGCTAGAATGGTTTTAGATTATCCATTTTATACATTTTTATATATAACTTCTGTAGAATTTCCTCCTGACCCACGTAATGCTGCAACAAGACTAATACAAAGAAGTTTGTTTGCATTTATGCCAGCAGAGTATTCAATCAGAATAAGCGGAACAGACACTATGATAATGACTGATGTAAGAGGAACCGGTAAGCTTGTAAACATACGAGGGCTACTAAAAGTATTAGCAGAAACCCTGAAAGAGATAGTTAAACCTTAACAGGAGGATATATGGCAGTTCCTATTAAAACATCACAATTTGCAGAGTTATATATAATTGGAGTTAAAACACAGAATAACACTAATACAAAAGGAGAATATGGAACTGATACCCCTGATTTTTTAAATAATCAAAAGATAGATTTTTCAGATCCAGAAGGAAGAAATTATAAAGCTGAAGTAGAAAAAATCGGACTTGCTACAAATTTAAGAATTAGCGAGTCTTTTGGATCAAGAAGTACAACTGTTATAGGAAATCCTGCACCTATTTTTGTTCCTGGATTCTATGAAGGTACTATTTCAATGGATAGAGCAACTATATTGTTACAATCTTTTAAAAGTGGTACCTTCAGCCTTAACGCATTAGTTGCATATAACCCTAAAACATATTTTTATGAAAGCGGAAGTGTTAGTGGGGTAAGAAGATATTCACTAAGATCTTTAGGCGGACCTGTAGAAATTCCTACGGATTTTTTAAATGACTCTACTGTTACTAGTTTTATTTCTTCCAGAGAATTTGAATATAATGAAACTTTTGTACCCCCATTTTTGTTTATTGTCGCGCTAAAGGATAAAATTATAGATCAAATTAGCAGAAATACTGGATTGTATGTTGCTATGATAAGAGACTTCAATGTTGCATTCTCTGCTGATAATGCTATAATTATGGAGGATATTACTGCTGTAGCAAAACCATTACCTAGAACAGGGTGGTTCCAATCTATTAGCGAGTACTTTGAGACTGGTCCTAGCTTTGGTTATACTTACGTTAATAGAAAGTAGTTTGTTTTGGTTTTCTAAAACCTCGATAAAAATATGGAAAATGAAATAACTATAAATAGTGAGACTAACAAGTCTAGCATTAACTTTAATTTATCTTCTTTTGGCGGTCTTTTAAATAACAAAAATACTCTTGGGTCACATTTAAGAAATTTATATAAAAAAGAACCGTTAGAAAATGATTTTTTACAGTTATTAGAGGCGGCTTTTGAAAAAATAAAAGACAAAATAAATGAAGAATTAAATAATAAAAATAAGATTACTATAGTAACGACAAATGGAAAGGAAACTTTTTATTCTGATATTTTAGAAAAGTTTTTGCGAGAAAAATTAATTCTCAGTCACTGATGTTGTTCCAAATAGTTTTTTTGCAAACTTGGATTCCTCCTCTTTTACAATTTGATTTAATTCTGAAGACAAAAATTTAGTTAAAGATATATTATTTGGGTTAGATATATCGTTAATTAATCCTCTTGGTGCTCCTACTATTGAAATTGTGTTCAAAGGCAAATTTACTAGCAAATTTGTCAATATTGCAACTGTATCGGCCATATCTTTTGATGTATCAGGTTTGTGGTCAACCTTTTTCTTTTCTCTATCTTCTATTAAATTTATCATTTCCCAATAAAGTATTGGGTGATAGTATAAACTAATTCCTCCATTATCTAATTTATCTCCAGAAACTGACGCTGCTTCCCCAAAAATTCTTTCTCTTAATAAAGAGTAGTTTTCATAAGTAACATATTTGTTATATATAACCTTTGAGTCAGTATATTTCCTTTGCAACCATTGGGCGGTGGACGCAGAATTGTAAATATCAAAGAAAAAATACTTTATTTTAAAATTTAGTTTATCTGTTAGTTTTTCTATTAAATTATGTACTGCTGATATTTGAATTTCTTCTTCGCTAAACATATATCCAGTAAATCTAAAAACGAAATCTATTACTGGTCTATTTATAAGTTTTCCTTCTCTTGAATAATAGTATTCACGGTGACCTAAAGCAATTGCGTAAGCATCCCCTTCTGTAGATACTCTTCCTAAACCTGGGTCTGCTACTAAAACATAATCAACTCCTTCTTTGCCGACAAAATTTTGTTTAAATGGAAGATCATATGGATTTAATGTTATATATTCTCCGTTTTTGTATGTAATTGACTCGCTTTTAGGGTTTTTATAAAAATCATCAGAAGGTAGAGAAAAATCAAGAGGATGAAATTCTTGAGACTTTAGAGCTTTTTTTAACCTATCTACATCTTTAAACCAAGCATCAATAGCTTGTTCAGGAGGATTACAGGCATAAATTGTTTCCGCTTCTACTGGATTTCTTTCAAATTCAGTTCTAAAGGTATCTTTTGTAATATCATTTCTTGGATTGAATTCCCAAGTCGGGTATTTTGCAACAAAGGCATTTTTATCTTTTTCATAATCATTATGAAGCTTTTTTATCATTCCATTAGAACCAGAATAACGCATATAAGAAATAGCAAAAATTTTTTCTTTACCATTAAATCTTGATCGAGATGACGAGCGAAGCATAGTCCACATCTTATCGGGATTTCTAAAAGTATCTGCATCAATTTCGTCTACTACACCAACTAAAATATTTTTACCTTCTAGAGAATCAGATTCACTGTGACCAGAAACAAGATGAATATTTTTTGGAAATACTATATACCTATCTTTTATATCCTTAGAGGGGTCAAATCCAAATTGTAAAAATGCTTTAGATCCTGCACTTCTTATATAATTTTTTAGAGGATCAAAAAATACAGATGTTGCTTGGTCAGCAGAAGCAGCAACATTAAGAAATGTTATTATTTCGGAACTAGGTATACCAAAGAATTTGTGAGGATTTCTCATACAAAGCAATTTATAAACAAGCCTCATAAAAATTACTCTTGTAATAAAATCTTTTCCGCCACCCTTTCCTACCCAAAGTATTATATAATTTATTAAATTTTCAAAATTATCGGCTATTTCTAATACTTTTCTTTGCGGATTTGAAAGACCATAAAGATTTATTCCTAAATAATCTTTACTTTCAACAAAAGTTAAAATATCTACAGGCTCTACCTCATATAATGAGGACCCCGGTAATACAGAATTATCTACTGCTTCATAAGTTTTTCTTTCTAAAATAGACTTTAGATCGTTTACCAAGTCTAAATTATTATTCTGTTTCTTTGACATCTATATCTATGATCTCCTTTCTGTCTTCAAGAATTTTATTTTTTCTTTTAGCTACCTGAACAACAAAATTTACAAAATCATCTAAAGATGTTGATTCTAATAATGCTCTTGCATATTCATCTTGATTTAGCTTTTCATACAATTTTACAGCAACAGAAGGATCTAGATCTGTCATAATTTCGTAAATAGCTTTTACAAAAGCTACTTCTCTTTGCTTATCAAGAACCTTCTCCATTAAAGATAAATATGCATTTGTTTGTTCTACAGCCAATTTTAGCAAAATTTCATTTCTTCTTATACTATCTCTCCAAGCATACATTAATTTTTTATTATCTATAGTTTTATCTAAACCATTTTCTGTTAGAGACTTAGCAATTTCTTCTCTTAATTTTTTAGAAAATGCTGCGTTAAAGGCGATTTCTTTGGAAAGAAGAGACACAGAATTAAAAAAAGAATATAAAACTCCTAAATGAGAACTAGGTTCTACGAATATAAGTTCTTGTAATTTGTCATCATCAAAATACCAAAGATAAAAATCTGTTAACAGCTTATGTATTATACTAGTAGAAACAGAGTGTCTTTTTGATATTTCTGATATGCTTAAGTTATTTATTGTATAATCTTCTAAAACAAGAGTAATTATATCTTTTTGTGAAAGAGATCTATGCCTTTTTTGTGTTTCTTCTAAAGATGAAAACTCTAATATAGATTCTTTTAGATTTTCTTTATCTAAAGATTTAAATTCAGCTAGATTAATTTTGTCCACATTATAATTTTAACATAAAAACAATTTTTTAAATAAATTTTTCAATTATTTCTTTATCATCAAACCCTTCTCTCAAAATTTTTAATTTTTTTAAAAACTCTAAAATTGTTTTATCTGGAGTAAATGGGCTTGATATTACATGATCTTTATAATTCATTATGCTTTCTATATCATCCCTGCACTTTATTACATATTCATTTTCTATATCAGCACAAAGACCTTCTAAAGCAACATATTTTATTCTTTTTTTGTTGCTTATTATACTATCTATATAAAAAACTTTTATTGGTTTTTCCACTACTTTATTATAGAACAGTTTGCAAAAAAACAAAATTTTTTGATATAATTAAATATATATGTTAATAATTAATATTATAGGACAAATTGTTGCATTAATATTTTCTTTACTAAAGCTTTTTTCAATATTTAAAGACTTAAATGTTCAACATAAAAGTGATGGCGCTATAATAAACAGCAAAGCTGAAGAACAACCTAAAAACGATTCTGTTAAAGACAATAATTCTAATCAAGAAAATAAAGTCAACAATAATATAAAAAATGAAAATATTGATTCAACAAAAAACAATGAAACAAACTTTTTGCAAAATAAATCATATTTTTATACTCACTGTAAGAATACTAAAACATTTGACAGTTTACCTGATAAAGTAAAAACTTTATATTTTACAGAATTCAACGATTATATAGAAAAAAATTCTTTATGCGAAAAGTATGAATTTAACAATGGGGAAAATAAATCACAAGAATCATTTCCAATAAAAAACAAAGAAATAGAAGCAACATTAAATAGAGAAAAGGAAAAAAACAGATTAATTAACAAAATATTCTTCATAATTAATAATTATGGAGATAAAACTAAATTCTTAAAACTTGATGATGATATACAAACACTTAACCCAAAAGAATTCGAATCTTATGCCGAGAAAAATTTCAAAAGATAAAATTATCTTACTAGAAAAGGCATTTGAATTGTACGTTCAAAATAAAAGCACAAATTATTTTGAATTATCTCAACAATTTAATTTACCTTATTCTACTCTAAGAAGATTTATTATAAATAAAATGAAAGAATTTGATATAGAAAATAATAGAAAGTTTATTGAATTTCCTTATGAGGGTTTTGAGTGCTTAAACGAAGGTGATACTTTTTCTTGGTATGATGGGGGGGCAATTTTTAAATTTGTCAAAAAAGAAAAAATATCAGATGAAATTTTTTGGCTTGCCGTAGAAACAAAAACAAAAACAGAAAACTTTTTTCTTTCAGAAACTTTAGATACTTGCAAAAGAAATTAAAAAACCTGCATATCAAGTATTAGTTTATATTCAAAATTTCTAGGCTTAATATCCAAATTAATTTTTATGTAATAAGATTGATTTTCTCTTATTAAAGAAGCTGTTATATCATTTACGTATTCAATGTCTTCAAATTCTTCCAAATTACTATTCATCAGTCTAACTAGAGCATTTAAATCTATTTGATTATTCATTTTTCCAATAAAAAATTCAATATTTGTACCAAAATTTGGAAATCCTGGTAATGTTCCTCTAGGGGTTATTAAATAAAAATATAATCTTTGCACAAAAGCTTCTAAGTTATATACAAAAATTAAATCACTATCATTAAAATCTATATCTCCATCATAATTTAGTCTGATATCATTGGGTAAAGTTTGTTGCTGATTTTTAAAGTTTAGTTGTCCCTTATATGGATCGAATACAGAAAGTACATTGTCTCTCTGTATATATGTGTTAACTATTTGTAAAGAATTCCATCTAGGCATTAGCTATATTTTTTAATAAACTATAGATTTTTTCAGTAAGATCTTCGTTCATGTCATCTATTGATAACTTAATGATATGGATTAGTTTTTGTTTGAATAAATCTAAATTATGTATATCATCTTTTAGTATTTTTAGGGCATTTTTAGTGAGTTTATAATCCTCATAAAAAAATCTCACAATTTGATTAGCTATATAGCATTCATCGTCTGCTATGAAAACTCCATAAAATTCTTTATTTTTTAATACTATGGCGTAGTTTACATAACAAAATTCTTTTGCAAGTCTAAGAAGAAATAATTCTTGTTTTGAATTTTTAAAAACACCTTCTGGTTCCCCAATAAAATAAATTTTTCCGTTTTTTAAATCTTTATCAGTAGTTATAATTTTTTCATCAACAAACGAGTAGAAATTATTATCATCTTGTCTTAAATGTGGTAGGATGATACCATCACTATATAACCATCTGTCTTCATATGAGAAAGTTCTAGAAAACTTATCAATATTTATAGATAATTTTTCTTTTATATATTCTAATATTTTTTTATTTTTGATTTCTAACATAATTCTAGAAGCTAGATATTTGATTAAATATTATATATGGATTTGTTTGCATTACAACATTTCCATTAAAGTTTGCTGTATTACTTACATTTAAATTATTTAAATTTGACGTACCTAAAACTGATAAATTTCCATTTATTGTTGAGTCTCCTGATATATTTAAATTGCTGTTTCCATTTATATTTCCAGTTATAGTTAATGTAGAACTTCCATTTATTGGTCCATTAACTGATAAAGTACCGGTTACATTTGTATTGTTATTTAAATTTGTTACTCCAGAAACAGTTAATGTTCCTTGTAACGAAGAATTTCTACCTACATTTAAATCTCTACCAACCGATAAATCCAACCCTATATTTCCATTACCACCTGCATTTATATTATTAGTTATAGTAGCATCTGTTCCTACGGAAAGGCTAGTTAAAACAGTAAAGTTTTGTCTAACAATACCAGTACCATAAACATCTAAATTTCCTGTTGCAGTAACATTTTTATGTTTTCCATGATTCGCGGGATCATTATCTGTCGAGTAATGTTCAACTTCAAAATCTGATTTTAATTGAAGATAGCTATTATAAATAAATGTTAAATTGTAAAAAGGAACTTTATACCATTTAACATTTGGGTCTTGTTTATCTTGTCCAAAAACATCTAGAATAACGCTTCTTATAAAATTTAAATCTTGTTCTAAAGTTAATGAAGATTCTGCTAGTAGAACGTCTAATCTATCGTTAAAAATAGATGAGTTATAAATTTCTTGTTGTGTTATATAACAAACTGACATGGTGTGTAAAGTATTTTACAAAAATTTTTTGAGTAACTATTTTTAAACATTTCTAAAAACATTAAACATAAAGTTATTCGGTGGGCAAGCATTATATATTGGTGGTACTTGTATTACATCATTATTTGATGTACCGTATTGTATTGCATATACTACGCTTATTCCAGTATATAATGAAACATCTCTAACTGTACCACCGCCTATATCAAATCTAAGTAATGGTCTTAGATGTAGTTCAATTCTATTTGAGCTTGTTTCTGTGTATTTTGAAGTAGAATATGGCACAGCAAATCCGTTTGTCGGATATAAAAGTCTAGATTTTTTATCACTTCCTACAATTATATTACAGTCTGTATCTATTTTATATAATGCTCCGTCTCCTCCAGGGCTTAAATATGCGGTGTTAAATTGATAGTTTATTTCATAATCAGAAACCCCACCTGATGAGAAATTTCCAACATTAGTTAATTTAGCAAGACTTGGAAGAGGGTTATAAAAATAAACCCAATATCCACCGCCACCTAAAGAAGGTGCCCCTAGACTTACTCCTCTGTCTGGATATACTTGCTCTATAGATGCTATGTATAACTTATTAAAGTTATCTATAGCATTTCTAAGATCAGACGGAACAGATGCGTCTTTATTAATTAGGGGCCAAAGAGGTATATAGAAATACCTATTAGTCACCGATGCATTATATAAATTATTATATAAATCGCCTTCATATGTATATATACCATCCAAACTTCCTGGGGTGTTAATCATTGTAACGTTATTTGCGTCAATTGAGTGAAAAGCAGTTGAGCCGCCATCTTGAAAATCCTTAACATATGGAGTATATCCAGTATTTTTGTAAGAACTTACATTAATATACCAGGGCTCTCTAGCCCAACCAACTCCTCTTGCTAGTGTTTCACTACCATTTGAATAAATAGATGTTACTGCATTTGGAGCTAAAGGAGTTAAATAATAATTTTTAGGATTATTCCAATTAATTGCGTCTTCTAAAGAGTCAAATTGAAAATACCAAGCTTCTATAGAAAACGGGCTTAATTTTGCTCTATCAGAAGAAGGAGCTGTAGATGTATCCCAAGGAGCCACACTATAATTTTTCATTGAAAATGAGTACAAAATCATAGCTCTAAAATACAAATAATTAGACTGTTTACCTAACTGTATAGTAACAGGACTATAATTTACAGAGCAATTTTGCCCAGCATTAGCTTTATATAAGGTAATTGAATTATTGCTTGCATCGTATGTAATATAGTTTTTCTTAGGCAAATCGGTACCGGAAGGCGGACAATACCCCTCATCTGTACCTTGAGATTGCAATTTAACGCATGTAGCTGTAGATGGTAAATTATTTCCCGTTATAGGTGTATCTGAAACACATAAAAATCTGTTAGAAGATCCCGTTTTTTGCGCTATTGTAAAGTAATATGGCATATATACCTATTGTATGTCTAATGATTTTGATAAATAATTTATTAAAATTAAATCAGAGACATTTACAACTAAACTTTGCGGTCTAATATAATTTACTACAAACTTATCTAAGTTTAACATATTTTTTATATTGATTTCATAATTTTTTGAAAATTCTACAATATTGAAATTACCAAAGTCAAACATATGTACTATATATTCATTTGATATTGTGTTTATCTCTAAAATCAGTTCTGAATTGCTGGGAATTTTGTTTTCAATTGTATAAACAAAAGAATTTAAAGATGATAAAACTGCGTTATTGGTTATAGTTGAAATTAAATAATCATCTACATATGTTTGTATTGTAAAATACTCTGATACATTGCTTATGCGCGATAACTTAGTAAGATCAATTATTAAACTTTGATCTTTTTGAGAATTATTTTTATAATAAAGTTCTAATAATTTATTCACTAACCTTCACCTTGTTTTTTATGGAATCAAACTGTTCTTTTACTAAATTATATCCTGGTATAACTTGAACAACATTATCATTTTTATCAAAAATACCCAATACAGGAGTTATATATTCATACTTAGCAAGCTCTGGATTTGTTTTTAAAAAAAAGTCATGAATTTTTTTATATTTATTTTTAAAATTTTCTTCTTCTGAAAATATTTGTTCAATTCCTGAATCAAAAATAAATTCTGCATTTTCAGAAATAAGTTTTTTACAATGAGCGCATGATCTAGATAAAAACAATACTAATTTTACTTCTTTTATATTTTCTTTTTTAGTTTCCATTTTTGCACCTAAAAAAGTTCTGCTACCCTTTTCAATAGATATTTTACAACATAATCTGAAAATTGTGTATCTAACAATTTAACTTCATTTTTTCCCCACTCTTCCTTATTATACAGAATTGAAATAAGTTCATTTATAGGAAATCCTATAGAAGAAAAATTATAATCTCCTTCTAAATTTAACTCTTTTGCTAATATTTTCTTTAATTTATTAAAGCTAGTTAAAGACTTTTTAAAAAATATTTTATTTGTATTTGATTTATTTAGCGAAGGTACTATGGTTTTTATTATTTCATCAGTTTTTACATTAACCATCAAGAGCCTCCAAAGTTTTTTTGTATATAAGTATAAAAAATGAAGATGCTACGGAATAAGAAATAATATAAAGTGGAGTTTTAATTATTAACATTAAAATTAAAATCATCCAAATAGGAAAAGATAATGACAAAAATAAACCAAATTTACCTAAATTAAAAGGAAAAATTTTTCTTTCTTTTACAAAATTAAACAAAGAGCTTTCTTTATAAGAATACAAAGAACCTAATATAATAAAAAGAAATGCAAAAAAATTACTCAATATATCAATTGAATAATCTATTCTATAATTCAAAAAAACAAAATAAAATAAAGAGATCCAAAACCCCAAACATATAAAACAATGATTTAATTCAGAAAAATGCGAGCTAAATATTTTAAAGGCATGTTTTATATATACTATATATACATATACAATAAAGAAACTTATAGAAGAAACAAGGATTAGTACTTCTAGTGGAGACAATAACATTTTCAGAACTCCAAAAATTTAATTACTTTATTGTAATCCTCTAAATCTAAGTTTTCTTTTATATTCTCGAAAAAATTTTTTATTTTTTCTATACCATCCCCAATTAATACTCCATTAACATATAGTTTAAAAACCCCTTCATTATTAATAACCCGAAATGTATCAACAAATTTACACGAACATGATTCCTTAGTTTTAACTACTATGTCCACAACACCTCCTATTTTCAGCCTTTCGGTGTGACCGAAAACGCCTGTATCTGATCTAGCGGAACTATTAAATACTTTGAATTGTTATCATTTATACCTACATCTAATTCAATCACATTATATGTAGCTTTTGCGTTAAAAAAAACTGTGCATCCTTCGTCCATTGAATTTAGTACTTCATTAAAATTCTCAAACTCCTTTGTTACAAAAGACGATTTTTTTAAAAGAAGTCCATAATTTGTAGGTTTATCGTCCACTGGAATAAATAAGCCACTTTGGGTGTATCTTTCCTCACTTTTTGATATTCTTATTAAAACAGAATTTATTAATTGTACTGAAGAAAAAACTTCTTTTAGCATATTTTTTCCTTATTTTTAATTTTGGTTATCTTTTTCTTCAGTTTTGATTGCTTCTAGTTCCTTAAGAATTTCTTTTTCATCAATGTTATCTACAGTTACGTAATCCATTGGAATTCCTTGTGGAGAAATTTCTACTTTGTAATTTGACATAAAATCCAAAGCTAGTTTTTCAAGTTCTTCTTGAGAAATATTTTTTAAATCTTTTTTTAGAAAATCTGAAACATAGTAATTTACTAATTGACTCCTGATTATATTTACTAAAACTTCTGTATTTTGAGAATATAGTTCAAATTTTTTTGTAGGAACAATAAACATTAGAATAAAAGCTGGTTGTTGATTTTCCGTTACGACTTGTTTATTTTCATAAACAGCAGTATACACACCTAAAAAAGATGGGACGTACATGTTCTTTTTTTCCGATTCGGTAATAATTGGGTTTCCATTTTGATCTAAAAGCATTTTTGTCTCCTTTAAATATTAACAATTTCTTCGTTTGGTGCGGATTGTTGTTGAATTTGTATAGTTCTTATTGCATCTAATGCACCTTCTAGATAAATTAATCTTTCGCTTACTAGCTTTTTTCTAGTTTCTAGGTCTTTTAGCATTTTTTCAACTCTAGCTAGCTCGTTTAAAAGCTGTTCTCTTTCTTCGTTTAGCTTATTTATGTCCATTTCGTTCTCCTAGATTAATTTTTTTATTTGCTTAGCGCCTAAAAATCCTCTTGATTAAGCATTATTTTATTTAATGTGTTGTTTACTGGATTTAAGTAATTAAGCAAACTACTATAACTACTCATTTTTGCTTTAACGACTTCATATTCTTTTTTTAAATATTCTAGTTTTTCTTCAACTGCTTTTAGTTCGTTATATTTTATTTGAGATTTGCTTTGAAGTTCGTTCTTTAAAAATTTAATCGCGTCTCTTCTATTGTTATTTTCAACATTATAGTAAGTGTGGTTATTATCAAAAGATCTGTCTAAATCTAGTGATTTTTCTAAAATTTCACAAAATCTAATGTTTTGATTTAAATGCCTCCATTTATCTTCAAGTTTCTTTTCCTCTGCACTCAACTCTTCTATATTTTTTTCCAATTCAATATACCTTTTGTGTAATCTATTATACTGTTCTTCTACTTCTTTAGTCCAATTATCAATTACTTCAAACTCGCGCATAAACCTCCTCACTAATACTATATCATAAATTTAAATTTTTAACTACACTTACTCCACCCGCAATCCAAACAAGTAAGACAGCCCTCCTCTATCTTAACATTATTTTCACCACAAGATGGGCAAGTAAAAGAATTTTTCTTTTTATTAATTTCTTTTTTCTCTTCTTTTATATCTGAATTATTATTTTGTTCTGATTCAAAGTTATTATTTGAAATAAGAGATTGAACAAAATCGTAATCGGAATAATAAGTAAGAACTTTAGATATTAGATCAGGGATACTTTTTATAAATTTACCTTTATCCTTACCAGGAAAACGACATATGTAAACTTGACCGGAATCAACTCCATCAAGGTGCTTAATTATCTTATCTATTGGAACCTTATACTTTAATAAGTTTGAAACCAATCTTGCCACCGTTTGAATAAATGCATTAATTTCTGGAGAAGTTGTAGAAGAATTTACAAAAAGTTCTACTAGTTCTTTATTTGAATTAAAATTCAGAACAAAATAATATGAAGCTTCATTGTATTTAATTCTAATTGTGAATCCTTTTACTATGTCTTCTCTTGTTAAAGTATCTTTTTGAGTTTCATTGCAGGATGTATTGTCTGTTGTTGAAAGATTTTCGATTTTTTCATTTGTTTTGCTGCTCTCTAAGAGCTTTACATTTAAAATTTTACTTGATATATCAACCATATACACCTTTCACATTTTTCCATAGATGTTTTCTTTTATTGCTTCATAAAGGTTTGCAGCTACATGCTCTTCCCCATCATAAAACACCTTTTCAGAACCTTTTACTACAATTTTTTCTCCATTATCTAACTCAAACTCAATAGACATATTTTCTAAATCTTTTTCTTTAACAAGAACTCCTACAGAAAACTTTGGATTAAATCTAAATGTTGTAAATCCTTTTAACCTCATTTCATGTGCTGATAGGTAAGCCTTTTTAAAATCTTCAAAAGGATAATCAGTTGGAATATTGCAGGTTTTTGAAATAGCAGAATCTACATATTTTTGTGCCGCAGCTTGCACATTAACGTGTTGTTGTACTGTAATCTCATCTGTTGTTACAAAATAATCTTCTTTCTTAAAATTACCAAACATATTTTTATAAAGAATTGCTGCAAAATCAAATACTTCTTCCTGAACCTTAGTTTTCTTTCCTGGTACTCTTATGTTTCTTAGATACGATATAGAAAATACTGGTTCGATACCATTAGCTACATTGTTTCCCCAAGTTAATGACATAGTTCCGGTAGGGGCAATAGAAGTTCCGTGAGAAAATCTTAGAGGAAGATTTTCTATACTATCTTTATCCTCAGAAAATATGGAAGATATTTCATTAACGTGGTTTTTTAAATGTGGAAAAACTCTAAACCAATCTTTTACGCTAATATCAATCTGTGCAGGAGAAATAAGGTTGGACATATATATATTTGCAATAAGCGAGCTTTTTTGTATTGTTTTCATAATATTTTCAGTAAAATCAATAGATTCTTTTTCTCCATAAATTAATCCGCTCATAATAAACAAATCTGCAATTCCAGAAATTCCAAGTCCATGTCTACGCTTTACGTATGCGTTTCTTTTTAAATCTACCAAGGGCAAATTAGTAATATCATTGACAAAATCAAGGAAAATGTTCATTAAAAATGCTGTTTTTTCCAGGTTTTCAAAATCAAAATTATTATTATGTTCTTCTTTGGAAAAAGGAGATTTTACGAATCGGTGAACAAAAATAGATCCAAGATTACACGAACCATATGGTGGTAAAGGCTGCTCACCGCATGGATTGGTTGTTCTTATATATTCTTTTTCATTTAAAATGTTGTTTTCGTTAATTCTATCTATAAAGATGATTCCGGGTTCTGCATAATCATATGTAGAATTCATTATTACATCATATAGTTCTGATGCCTTTGTGTTATTGTATACTTTCTTTTTATAAACTTTTACAAACCCTTCAGTCACTTTTTCATATTTCATTAGCATATGAGAATCTTCAAAAACAAAATAATTAAAATCAGAATAATCAAATGGTGTTCTTTCTTTTTTTACAATTGCCACTTTTTCATTCTTAAACGTCATATCTCTTATCAACTCATCTTTTGGAATAAAAGAATCAAACTCCCAAAACCATTGCTCAAAATCTAAATCATTTTTCACTGCATTAATAAATTTATCCGTTAGAGCCAAGGAAATGTTAAAGTAACGTAAAGTTCCATCTTTTCTTTTTGCTTGAAAAAATTCTATAGATTCAGGATGCTGTATATCAATAACAGCCATTTGTGCTCCTCGTCTGCCTCCAGCAGACATAATAGTAGAGCACATCTTGTCATAAATTTCTACAAAAGATGTAACGCCCGAGGTATCTGCACCTGCACCTTGCACAAATGAACCTTTAGGTCTAATAGTTGAAAAATCATAACCAACGCCAGCTCCGCTTTTCAAAGAAAGCGCGGCATCTTTTAAAACATCCATAATTCCTTCCATAGAATCAGGGATTTGACTCATAACAGTACAATTAATGAGAGAAGTAGCAGTTTTATAAACTGAAGAACCAGCATTTGCCATAATCCTTCCACCACCAGCGCTATATCCCATAGCGAGCATGTAAAAAAAGTTAACAAACAAATTTCTAAATGTCTTGTAATCAATTTTAGTACTGTACCTAGTACTAACCAAAGATACTGCTAGGGCTACCCTAGCTATAGTATGAAATGGAGTTTTATCAACGGGATACATTTCGTTGTCAATGTCTTTGTACTTTAATTGATATTTTTGAGAATAAACCTCATATGAAATATTTTGTAAAAAGAAATCTTCTATTAAATCTTCTGTTTTGTAAAAACTTTTTAGAGAGTTTTTAATTTGATCAATTAATCCGCTTTTATTTAAAGCATTAAATGCGTTATCAATAGTTTCTTTATCAAGATAATTTTCTGGTTCTCCATAATTTAATGCTTCTTCAAAGCTACTTATAAACTTTGATCTGTTGTTTGAAAATTTGTTAAAAATATCAATCAAAAAGTTATCAATTTCCTCATAGTTGTATTTACCTTCGTCAACTAATAAATAACGATCTAATATATCCATATATTCTCCTTGGATTTTCTATGTTAGCACATTTTTTAGATGGTTAATTGAGGAAAGTTTTTAAGTGGTTTTTAACCTACATATGTATCAGTATTGTCCATCAGGAGGAGAAAAAACGAGATTATCATTACAATTCCCGCAAGACATTTTGTAATCATATAAAAAGATTCCTAAAGAATCAACTATATCGTGAGAAATTTTTTTATTTAATGTGCTGCATGTTATTTCTTCAACTTTACTAATAACAAAGTCTTTATATAAAGGCTTTTTTATATTGGAAGACCCGAAAAGTTCTTTTTTCCAAATATGTGCTGGTATAAATTTTATATACTTAGCATTTAAATTAAAAACTTGCTGTAATGAAAATGCATAATTAATTCTTACTATAGTCATTAGTTCTTTTATTTTAAACCCCCCCTTCCTAAATCCAAAAACATCTGCTTCTAAAAAAATTCTATCTAGTTTTTTTATTTTATAATTTTCCTTTAATTCTTTAAAGTTTTTAACTAAAAACTTTCTGTGCCCGTCTATAGATACAAAATCTATTCCGTCAAAACTGTTTTTATATTTAATAATATCTAAATTTATGATGTTCAAATCCTCAATTAATGCGAGACCTGTATTTCTTAAGGCAACGTCTAAAAATAGTGAGAAGCCCATTGTGTTTAGTATACACTATATGTTCTTACAATACAAGTTTGCAGAAAGCCTGTGATTTTAGGAGTAGGCTTTCTGCAAACTGTGCTATAATAAACTTGTGCAAAAGAAGCACACCAAATCCTACAAAGCTGAAAATGCTGGTAGGTACTTGAATTATAAGATTCAAGGTAATCATCGGGAAAATAAGAAAATACCGATAATGGCTTGGACGGAGCCTTCGTTAATTACGAGAAGCCCAATTCTTTAGAATTGGGAGTCGTCACGTGCGGTGTCGTCACATGTACCAGGTTCGATTATAAGAAATATCAAAATCTTTTTCTAAATCTATATTTACTCCATGCACAGAACCCTTACCAAGTGCAATGGTAAGTTTTCTATTTAATACATCATTTTTCCACTGTGGGTTAGCTAATTCAGCAATTACATTTGCTAGTATTTTATATTTTTCCCACTCATTTTGCGGATTTTTAGTGCTTATATACCTAGTATATAAAATTTTATGATCTTTTCTTAGACCACCATTTTGTACAGTTATGTCAAAACATAAAGCTGCTCCTCTTTCTGTAGTAAAACCAAGTTCATTTAAACAATCGTTAGATTTTATAAAGTAAGGCTCCGCAGAAACTACAAATGCGGATATAACAGAAGGCTCTTTAGCTAGATCAGAAAATTTTTTAGACCAACCAGGAAGAACATTTCCATTTTTGCCTAAGATATTGTGTAAAACAAAATACCTCAATGAAGAATTTGAGGACAAACTTTTAACAAAATCAGAACCAAGATATTTTTCCAAAACTTCTTGAGGAATCCTTTTTAAAACGTAAAAAAGAGTGCTTTGTCCAATATTCCACTGTAAAGGACCGTAAGACAAAATTTGTCCATCAAAATTTCCAGCAACCCTACCCCAATCTCGTGAAACTTCAAATTGAGATACTAGATCTATAAGTTTCTTTTTAAGTTCTAATTTAATTTTCTTTTCCATAGAAATATTTTACAAAATATGTTTGCAGAAAGCCTACGCTTTTAAGCGTAGGATGAATGCAAACATATTTTGTAAGTTTTCTGCAAACTTTGCTATAATTTCTTTTATGAGAACTTTAGGTTGTTCAGATATTAATGAATACACATCACCAGATATCATAGGTAATTCTTCTTTTGTTTTTCCTGATAGGGAAGCAATAAAAATACATACCTATCCAGATGTTTATTATATAAAATCCCCGACATGGAAAAGAAAGGGTTTTGTTGATATAACTACAAAAAGTACTTTAAAGCAAGTTGTTTCTTCTTTTTTATTAAACAATTTAACTAAAGAAAAAGTTCTTCCTAAATTTGCCATTTTTGATGAAATTAATAATAAGTACATTTTTATTGATCCCAGTAATACCGGTGTAGATTTAAGTTTAGTTAATTTAATACTTGACAAATTGCCGGATAATCATCCTGTAGACAATTACTACAACGGCTTTTCTATTAATTATAATATTCAAGATATAAATAAATCCATAGGCGTGGCAGAAAGCTCTTTTGATAGTACTTACAATACAAACTTGTTTAATGTGGGTTTTTCTTTTGCAGGAATACTTACTATAGATATTTTTGTTGTTGTATATGGAAATGATTCTATTGATCCAACTTATAATTTTGTATCTCCAAGCATAGGACAAAATATATATCCAAAATATTACATATATAGTTTATACTTACCTTTTACCTACGACGGCAATTATAAAGCAAATTCAGATAATATTTATGAAACTACTATTAATAATTTTTCTATAAGTAATTTTTATTACGAGAATAGTAAATATAGTAATAACTTAAATGATTTTTATTTTTTATCATTAATTCCGGGGAAAGAAATATTTTACAAAATAAATCCAGAAGGTCCGCTAACATCATTAAACTTTTCTAAGAATATTACTGCGGCTGAAAATATGGAATCTGTACCAATAGGAACTAATAAATTTTTCGGATACTCCCCAGAAGTAAATAATTTTGGGTTTAATACAGGCGGACAAAATGGATTTAAGGATTTTTATACTGATAATGGCGCTGTATTTTCTAATAATAATGATACTTATTGCACAATTGATGTAAAAACTTCTAATGTTCCAGTAAAGGTTTGCTTTCATTTTGATAAAGATTATTTATCTTTTTCGGGAAATTTTACATATTCTTTTAATACAATAAATAACCAAAATCCATTAAATAAATTGGGTATATTTGAATTTTTAAATCCACAAATAGACTCGGGAATTTTCCTAACTGCAAAAAATTTTTTAGATAATTTTTATCCCGCAATATATAATGTAATAAGTAATTTTTCTACAAGTACTATAAATAGTATACTTTCTTTAGGTACATATTCTAGTAGCTTAGGATCTTATTCCGGTTCTATAAGTCTTCCATCTATAAATTTTGGGAGATTGTTTGTATATAAAGCACTAAAGCTTTTCGTTGAGGATGAGTTTGCTCAAAATGATAAAAAATATTATTTTAATAAAAATACCTACAGCAATTTAAAGGCTTGGGTTTTAAACAATTTTTATTTTTCTGATCTGACAAGTCTATCAAGTAACAACAAACCGGTTGTGGTATTGTATAAGAATAATAACGACAAAAACAACCCAAACAGATTTATTTTATATTCGTATGTTCCCGCGTATGATCAAACTCCCAGAGAGTTTACTTTGGATATTCCAGATTTTAATAATTTTAATGATTTCATATCTAGTTTAAATTCTTTAACATTAAATTATTTAACACAAACGTACCCAGGCGTTGATGTATCTTCCTCATCATGGCAATCTGAAGATATGATGTTTTTAACTCAGCTACCATCTCACCAGGATTTGTCAATAGTACGTAATGTTTTTACACACGTTCCATTGGTGTCCTTAAAAAATAACTCAAATGCCTTAAATGAGTTTTTACAATTTCTTTCTGATATATTTAATTATGGCAACAAATATTCACCTACAAGATTTTTTTCATTATTCTCATATTTTGGACCATCAAATATTAATTCTGATAATGAGTTTACTTCAAAAACTGATATTATATCAATAAATAATAATATAGTTGATTTTATACCTCCTTTAGATTTACCATTGTCTAATTACGTTAATAACAATATTAAACCTTATATATTAAACAGTGAATATTTTTCATTTATTGACGTAGGAGGATACACTACATACTTAAGCGAGGACACATATGTTTACGATCCGCTTTCTGTAAGAATAAAATTCAAAGGTGAAAGTTTTTCAAAAACACAGGCAACAAATGATGCCTCTTTATCCTACCCCGTATTTGATTTTATTTTTGTTGAGTATTTACCAATTGTTTTTAAAGATAAAAATTTAAATTTAAATATTAAATTAAATAATAACGATTACCTCTCAACTAGTCAAATATTAAACTATTTTAATGGACGGGTATCTCTAGCCGAATTTTCTTCTAGCCCCGATAAATCTCCAAGAAGTACCGTACATGTTTTTAGACCATATGTTTTTAATATTGATGTTATCAACCCTGAAAACCAAGATTTACAGGATTTAATTCCGGCAACGTTCATATATACATACAATTTTTCGTTTAAAAACTTGTTAAACAGTAGTTTTGATTTTAATTATTATTTGCCTTGCTACTTTTCTTTTTTATCTCAACATTTAGATATATGTATAGAGAATTTTCTTTACAATGAAGAAGTCATTTCTAATGATCAATATTATATAAATAAATTTTCAAGTTTTAGTCTAAATGTTACTAATTACTTAATAAGTAATAAAAATGCCGTAATTAATGAATTGCTTTTAGATATTAATAACTATAATATAAATAGCGATAATTCACTATTTATTAGTGATAAAAAACTTTTCCCGCATGGATATAAATTTGAATCTGGAAAAACTTATTACATAATAGCTTTAAATGCAGATGGCGACGCAAACTTAATTATTAATAAATCCTCTGGTTTTGATACTAGAAACGATCCTTTGGATTCAAGTACATATGAATTTATACGCCCTGTTTTTCTAACTTCTACCTCTTATTGTTATAATCTAAGAATTTTAGATACTTCTATACAAAATTTATATATTCCTTATCAACTTATAATTGACACGCCATCGCAAAGTTATAGAATGCTAAACCTTCCCTATTCAATAAGCAATGAAATTTATGTGCTTGTTTTGCATCCAAACCCGTGACGATTCCCAGTTCTAAAGAACTGGGAATTGTAACCCTACACCTTTAAAAAATTGAGGGGGTGTGGGGGAGCTATAATTCCCCGCTTTTCAAAGCGGGGATACATGGACTCCCTCACATAATACAATGGTAATAAATTTTTGGTATAATGTACAAGCGATTGAATAGTGTGACATTCCTGAATATGGTATAATAAAGGTCAGCAATGATCAAGTCTTTCAAGTACCGACTGTATCCAACCAAGCCTCAGATCAAGGATTTAGAGAAAACCTTGTTTCTGTGTCGTCAATTGTACAATACTGCTTTGGAAAAAAGACGTGACGTGTACAAAAGTTCCAAAAAGACCATTAGCCGTTACGAGCAAAATAGTCAACTTCCTAAACTAAAGGAAGAGTTTCCAGAATACAAGAATATACATAGTCAAGTTCTTCAGGATGTGCTACAAAGGTTAGATAAAGCCTACCAAGGCTTTTTTAGGCGTATAAAGAAAGGTGAAACACCTGGTTTCCCAAGATTCAAGGGTGAAAATAGGTATGACAGCTTCACCTTTACTCAAGTAAGCAAAACAGGAATCAAGATTCAAGAAGGTAAAAACAGAGTTTTGGTTCATAAGATTGGTTCTATCAAATGCAAGTTTCACAGACCGCTTGAAGGTCAAATAAAGACAGCTTCTATAAAAAGGGAGAATGATGAATGGTATGTCATTTTCACCTGTATCACAGAACCAAAAAAACTTCCTGTAAACCAAGATGCAGTTGGAATAGACCTTGGTACTAACCCAAACTTCCTAACCACCTCTGACAGTGAAATGGTTCCTGCTCCTAGGTATTTCAAGAAGTCTGAAGATAGGCTTGCCAAAGCACAACAAATAGTTTCAAAAAGAAAACCTGGTAGCAACAGAAGAACCAAGGCTAAGAAACTAGTTGCCAAGGTACATCGAAAAATAGCAAACCAAAGAAAGGATTTTCATCACAAGGTAGCAAAGGACTTGGTGAATAAATATGGAACCATAGTACACGAAGACCTAGATATAAAACAACTTGCTCAAACTAGAACAGCTAAAGGTATCCTAGATGCAGGTTGGGCACAGTTCCTAGCAATACTTGCCTACAAAGCGGAGGAAGCTGGTAGGCAAGTAATAAAAGTAGACCCAAAATACACAAGCCAAGATTGTCCTGTTTGTGGTAACAGAGAAAAACACCCACTTTGGATACGTACCTATACCTGCGCCAAATGCAATACAACCCTTCATCGGGATATTGCAGCGGCACAAAATATCTTGGCTAAGGCTCGGACGGAGCCTTCGCTTCTTGCGAGAAGCCCAATTCTTTAGAATTGGGAGTCGTCACTCGTAGGTTTTCTGCAAACGTGCTATAATAAATTAAATGGTCAACCTATATATAAAAGAATATTTTAAATTTGGAGAAAAATTAACTTTTCTAGCTAGAAAAAACAATACTAATGATTTGACTTTAACTATTTTTATTTATACAAACAATTTATATGTGTACTTTAATTTGATACAAAACAAATGGAGTACATCTTCTTCACCAAACTCCACAACATATCAACATAGTGTATTTTTAAATGATTTTGAAGTTGGAAAATTTTATTATATAGTAGAAATTCCCTCGTCTGTTTTACCAAAACCATCTATATTAGATATAAAAATATCTGATGGTATTTCAGAAGATAGCAAATTTATTCATTATGGAAATTATTTCGTCAATCCTTCGTTAGTAAAAATTTATGGAAATATTTATGATGCTTTAGGAAATCCGCTAAGTGATAAAGTTTTATCTTTTACTGTAGCAAATACTCTTACTTATACAGATAATTCTCCATATAGTTCTATGACTACTTCAACAATAACCGACTCTAGTGGATATTTTGAAATAAACTTAAATAGATCCTACGATTATATAGCTTCTGTTCCCGAATTAAATTTTAGTAAATTAGTAAAAGTTTCTAACATACCTGCAAATACAAACGCAGCAGAATTAATATTCTCTAGTACAGATAGGCTATGTTAAAAATTGTAAAAATAGAAACATCTAGTCTATTTCCAAGACCTATTGAAAATGCTAGGGTAGAAGTATATCCATACCCACAAAATGTATATTTTGTGCAAGATAATAGAAGAATTTATTTGCCTACTACAGTACAGACCGTTCATACAAACAATTATGGTAACGCAGAAGTTCAATTAATAGCAAATGATGTATTAACACCAAAACCAAACTTTTATGTTTTTGTTTTATTCTTCAATCTTAAAAAATATTATTTCGCCGCAAAAATAACATCTGATATGGACGATATAATTTATCTTAAGAATATTCTTATATATCCAGACCCAAATAAAATTTCAGATTGCTCTATTTCTCCAAATGGCGTAAAAATATTAGGAGAAGATGTTTTTATTTGAAGTGTATTTTTCCGAAGAAAAATATACAATATTTAAAGGAGGTTAATAAATAATGAATTCTTCAAATTTACCAAACTATGTGGAGGAGTTGCATACTTTTGAATTTACTACTAAATCTGATATTTTAAGATTAAATTATATATCTTTTTTCATTGGAGTAATGAATAAAGGTACTGTTCCAGTAAAGGTATATTTTAGTGAAAGTACTGTAGATTCTTGGGTAATTGTTAATCCTTCTTCTTATGGAGAATTTTCTGTATCCACAAATTATATAAGATTTGAGTATGTTGGTACTGGTACATATGATGTTATATTTGAAACATTTACTTTTGCTTCCGATGATTTATTAGCTCCTAGATTTCCAAACCTTTATATACAAGATATAAATAATAACTATGTATTATACAATCCATTAAACACAGATGGATTTTTTACCGAAACGTATGCATATGGGGATTCACTTGCAGTAAACAGACCCTATAATTCAGAGTCTTTATTGGAAGTTGATTACTGGTTTAATGGAACTAAATTAGCGTCAACTGATGGTAATTTTTCAACAGATTTATTCAATACACTAATTTCTAGTTTTATAACATCTATATTTCCTACTTCAGATGAAAATGATGTATTAAAACCACTTCCAGGAGGTCAAATATCTGAAATACAAGCAAGGATTAAAAATTTTTGGGAATCTTTAGATAGACCGCTAAATGATGAATATGTAGGTGGATGGGCACAGATAAGTGAATTTAATAGGAAGATTAGTTTACTTTCTTTTAATCTTTCATCGGGAGATAAATTAGGATTTCCTTTTACAATATTAGGATATAATATTACCAATTTATCTTCAACAAACACCGCAACTGTAAAAATATACAAAGATAGCATCACATTTACTACAATAAATATAAACGCATCTGATATTTATGTTGCTTCTTTGCAAGAAGCAGTAGCTTTTGAAGTGGTTTCTGGTGATATAAAATTAGAGTTTACCGGAAATGTTGTAAAAATGATTGACTTCGCTCCAATAATAAATATTTTCTATCCAATTGGCTTTAGTGAATCTAGTGGAATTCCAAATGATGCGTTTACTCTTTTTCAAAATTATCTAACAGAATTTGAAAATAATTTAACTAACGCTAGATTTACAGGAAGGGTATTTAAATATAAATGGGTTCAACATGTACCTGAAACTAGAGAAGTATGGGATGCAGATTATTGGGAAATAAAATATGTTCCACAAAATCTACCATTACCATATAATTCTTTACAAATATATTTACCAGCTTTTTACATGTACTCAAATATAGAAGATAAAATTATCGCTAGAGTTTGGGATGAGAACTATGCTGTTTTAGGAGAATATGGAAAACCAAAAAATGTAGAAAATATAATAAATAATGATAACATTATTACGGTTTTAGGAAATGATTTCTCTGTTTATCCCGCTGGAACACAAAGAAAGCAAGCTAAAAAAGAGTTTTTTGATAAATATTTAATGGAAATATATTTAGGGAACAACGCTGGAACTTGGAATTAAATTAAAATCTTCATTAATTTAATTTAAAATATTAAATATGCCAAAGGAATATGAACATTGTAAAGAGTCTTACTTAAAAAAAGGAGTTTCAGAAAAAAAAGCAAAAGCAATTTGCTCTGGAATGTATTATAATAGAAACGGAGTAACAGTGAAAGAAGCTCATAAACGGGGGTTAAAAAGTATGCTATATTTTTCTCGTACAAAAGAAGCACTAAAAACATATCTAACTTTAGAATTCGGAAACGTAAATGATTTTGTTATAGTTAGAGTTCCAAAACAAATGAGGGATCACACTACTTTAAAATCTCTTTTCCCAAAGCTTCAAAATACTGAATATAATTATGTGGCAATTAGTAAATCTGCTGTAGATGTATCTACAGATGGAAACGTAATACTTTCTATAGAGAAAATAATAAAAGAAACAAAAGAAAACCAAACTTCTGAACAAAATAAAGAAAATGTTGCGCATACAGAAGGTGCTTATTCAGCAGTTAAGGATGGTAAGCTTACAAATAAAGAATCTTGTGATTACAAGTCTGGCGAACTTCAAGAAGAAATAAAACACACCCCAATAATGACACAAAAATCTGTAAATTCTTCTGAAGGTATGAATTCAGTTTTTGAAAAGCTTCGTGAAGGTAAGAAATTGATGAAAGATGAAAAAGCAATGCTTCATGGTTACCTGGAAGCTAAAATGAGCTTAGGAGCTTTAACAAAAGAAGAAATGGATTCGATAGTTGATATGCTTGATAAAGATGAAGAAATGGACAAAAGTCTTTTAGAAAAAATAGAAGGTAAGGTTCAAAATGAACCAGTCGAAGAAGGTGCTGTTATCATCGAAATGCAAGATAATGATAAAAATGAAAAAGAAAATATGGGAATGGAACCTATGGAAACAGAAACCATGACTTCTGAAGAAAATAATCCTGAAGAAGAAAAAGCCTTAACCGCAACTACTTCAACTTCTGAATCTATGGAACATGAAGATATGGAAAACCCAATGGCACTAACAAAATCTATGCTTTCTGCTCATAATTCTGTTTCTAAAAATGAGCCTATTTTTGAAATTAGACAAGAAGCTCAAAAGTTTGCCCGTCAATTTAACCTTAAATACTCTGATAGAGTAGGAAAAAAAGCTGTTGTAAAATCTACATCAGTAGAGCAGAAAAGAAAGTTTGGTAATAAAGCTAAGTTTTTTGTAGAATTTGAGTAGTTGAAAAAAACAAAAAAAGGAGAGAAAATATCTCTCCTTTTTCTTTTTTTGTATCTACCAAACCCAATTTACCTTTCTTCTTTTATCAAACTTTCCGTCTCCATTAGAATCCCAAAGCATCCAAGAAACAGCACCTTCTTTATATATTACATATGTTAAAGTTCCAAAATAAGCAGGATCTGCGGTTACTGATGGCTTTAAAGGCAAATCAACCTGTATCCTATCAGAAATCAATGTGGCTGATTTAATAACTTTAAATTCTGGTTTTGGTACAAATATTTCTTGTACATTTACGTCCGTATATATCTTTTTGTAAAATTTCATTACTGTTAAATTATCTTTTCTTTGTTCCGTTGCGTTTTTATCGGATTCTATATCGGCGAAGAAATTAGAAGAGGAATAACCATAAGGAACTGTGAATTCTCCATCTTCCCATGTTTGAATTTTTTCACCAGCTCTTACAATATGTGTTTCTATTGGCTTTTTATCTTTATATACATCTATTTGCGCAACTTTTGTATTAAATAAGTTTTTTAAGTTTGCAGCGATCCAATCCATTCCGTCAACAACTATAATACTTTCTAATTTACTAGGCAACCCAAACCCATAGCTTCCTGGTTCATCTGTACTTGAAATTACATAACTTTGATTTGTTTCTTTATTGGTTTTATACACTCTAACAATTGGAGTATTTGGTTCTTCGGCGTATGCTATTTCTATATAATCACTGGGAGTAAAGTAATAATTAAATTTTTGTTCTTCACTTTCAAAGGACACATCATTAAGTACTTTGTAATTTCTAACTTCAATTTCTTTTTCTCCGTATTCTGTAGCTAAAGAAATTTTGTAAAGTCTAGAAAGCATTAAGCGGCCTTCTTCTTTTGCTTTTTCTATAGAAGGTTCATCTAATTTTAATTTATCTTTTAGTCCGTCGCACAAAGTAATCAATCTTGTAGAATACCCTTCTTTTTCTACTGTAGTAGTTTTTCTATCTATAGAAAATATTTTTATTAAATCAGATTGAATTTTATAGGCAGTAAAACATTTAGAAAGTATCGTCAGAGAAGCATTAAGTCTTTGAACCGCTGGGGAGGCCCCTTTCCATGTTACATAATTAAGAAAACCCTTATCTTTTAATGCAAAACTTAAATCTTCATTTAGTCTCAATATCGTGTCATAAACATCATAAACAGAAAGTACTTCTCTATTAATAACTCTTCCATCTGCGGTTTCTTTGGTTCCCCATTTTTGTAAAGCATAGTAAAAAGCTACCATTTTTTGTTCATCTGTCCAATCAGATGGAGCATTAGAGTAAAAAGCTCCGGGCATTGTTACGGCACAACTGGTTAACAAAAACAAACCAATGATTATAAAAATATTCTTTAACATTTCTACTTTCTCTCCTTATATGAATCAACTTTTAGTCCGTTGAAAACCTCTTCTTTTATTTTTTTCAAAAAACCATCGTACTTTCCATTTAGTATATTATTAAAAACAACTTCTTTGCCGTAGGTTTTATAATCTTCTTGTACAACTTTGTTTAATTCTTGTAATGTTTTTGATTTATTAGCTGTAAATGTATATGGTTGAGGACAAAAATCTCTTCTATTTCTAAACGATTGAAAGGAGTTGTCTGAGGGCTTTTTATCTGACTCTATAGAATTACCTACGTCCTGTTTAGCTCTTTCCCAAGTGTCTTCAATTAGTTTTTCGTTTGCACTCAACCATTTTTGTGTATTCTCAAAACCACTTAACCCCGCAAGCTCAAACTGACTTGAAAAGCTCAAAGAAAGAAATGCATTATCCCAACATAAATTCATGTTAGTAGATACAGCAAAAAGAGGGTCTTCATAAAAGTCTGTAAAGAACTTTCTGACCCAATCAGTTAAATATTCTTTCATTTTTTCCCACTGCTCCTGGTATTCTTTAATTCTTGCTTCATTAGTCCATCTAATACCAGCTGGCTCTGCTTTAAAATCAAATACTGTTCCAGAATTCATATAATCAAACCCAAAAAACGCATGAATTAAATCATTTAAAGGAAGCAAATAAGGGTGTAAAAGTTCCCAATAATAATCACTGTTCCAAACTCCAGAAGCTAGTTCAGCCATAATTTCGAAATCTACGTAACTTCCTAAAGGCAACCATTGCAGAGAATTTTGATTATGCGACAACTCATGTTGTACTACTGTGGGTTTTCCATATAGGCAATCATAAAACATAGCCTCTGGGTTTAAGAAAACCCTAGAAACTCCTCCTCTATAAAAAGATAGATATACCATACCCCAAGGTTCCATTGGAGTAATATAAATTTCATTTGGTACAAAATCAGACTTGTCAAGAATATATGGCAAAAACATTAAATCTCTTAAAGTTACTGTACCTAATTGTGAATCATTTATTTCTTTGTTGTATTTTTCAAAATCTTTAATTGGAACGAAATTAGAATAAACCTTATAAAGGTTATCAACTCCATCTTTTAAATACTGAACTATAAAATCCGAAAAATCTTCTAAATCTTTTTCTGAAACCTCTTTTACTCCTCGTGCAGTTTTATAATAAATTTTGTTATTTATTTTTTGATAGTCTCTAAAATATATTTTAAATTGCTTTCCATATAAAATCCTGCTATTCCACATTCCTTCGCCAACATCATTAGGCCAAGTACTAAAAGTTTCGTTCCAAATTTGCCTAGTTTGTGATAAATAAAATTTTTCTAATTTTCTTAATTCAATTAAATCTTTAGTAGGGGCGCACTTCTCTAATCCCAATTCTTTTATGTAATGTGGAGGATCAAAATTTGCAAAATTCTGCGCAAACGATACTCCAACCAACACCAAAAAGCTTATTAGTGTTCTTACCATATAAAATAGATAGCACATTTAAGTATAATAAATCGTAGGGTTTATCACTTTTTTAGCTTTGTTTCTAGTTCTTTTTGAAGGTTTATATTTAACATCTTTTCAATCTTCTCATCATACATAAATATAGCCATAGGAAGTTTTTTATTAGACGTTTGTCTTAAAATTCTTCCTATAAGCTGTATACTAGAAACCTTACCGTAAACAAACAATGTTGATATGATAGTATCTAAAGCTTTATAATCAAATCCTTTGGAAACAGTACCATAGGTCGCAAATATAAGTTTGGTAGTATTATCTATACTAGATTTTTGTTTTGACGTTAATACTTTTGCAAAAGAAAAAACTTTAGATAAAAAATTAACTGTCTCTATTCTAGACACCACTACTAATATTGTTCTGTTTTGATCTAAATTTAATTTAATTTGAGAAATTAAATCTCTTCTAAAATCTTCATTTTTTTCAAGTACTGTTTGATAGTTAGAAACTAGAGCATACTGCTGTATTCCAGGCCAAGTCCTAAATTTTAAGTTATAATTTTTCTTTATGGTTTTAACTTGTAGAAGATTTTTTAAAGCATTTCTATAACCAAATCTCTCTGCGTCTATAATCACTGGACCAACAGTAAATTTGTGCATAGGAAAATTATTTATTTCTGGAGTTGCGGTAAGTCCAAATAAATAATAAAAATTAGGAAACAGTGATACACTTTTTGCAAAAGCCTTAGCAGCGGAAGTTGTATGTGCCTCGTCATAAATTATTGCATTATAAATTGATTTATCAAATAAATTAAGATATTTTTGATAATCTTTTTTTATTAATGAAATAAGAAATTGTACAGTTGTTACTAAAAAATCAGAGGTATTTTTTTCTAGTTGATCTATATTTTTTGAATTTAATTTTTCTATATTTACTTTTTCAAATATTTCTTTAGCTCTATCAATCCATTGTTCAACTAGAACATCTCTATCAACAACAATAATTGCAGGAACTTTAAGTCTATTTAAAAGAAAATAGGCGAAAATAGTTTTTCCTGACCCTGTAGGTGCTTTAACAATTCCATTTCTTTCGTTTTTAGACACTATATAATCTATAGCTTTATTCTGCCATTCCGTAGGAGTAAAAAGTTCTTTTAATGGATTATTAAAATATAGTGTAGATTTAGGAGATATTTCTTTTTTGTCTGTAATTAAATTTGTCAAACCAGACATTTCTGCAATTCTTGTAGGTAATATTATGCTTCCAGAATTTTCTTCTTCTTCGCTGTGAAGAATTACAGATTCTGGAAAAAAATTGTTTTCAAGCAAAGGAAAATATAACTTTTCTTTATCAAAATTAGAATAATTTATTCTAAAGCAATTTATATATTTTTTAGCACTTATTTGTGACTTATGGTTTGTAGATTGACTTTCAGGCAGCACAAAAAATATTTTAACGCAAACCCCTCACGATGTCAATAAACTTTTGAACATGGAGTCCTTCAAAATTAAAATATACCTACAAAAAATTTTTAAAAAATTTATATTAAAATATAAATAGGAGAAATAATTATGCTAAACTATATACCAACACTAATCGCTTTAATTTCATATGTAACAAAGTATCTACCAACCGTAATAAATGTAGTGAAAACAGTAGAAGAGATTGCTAAAAATAAAACTATGACTTCTTTGGAAAAGAAGCAAAAAGCTTTAGATCTTTTAGATGAGGTATTAAATTTTACAAATTTACCTGAAGAAAAACAAAAGGATATAATTAATTTTATATCAGGTTTAATTGATATGGTAGTTTCTGTTCTAAATATGAAAAACTTTTTTAACAAGGCACAACATTAGAACCAGAAAAACAAGCTAATTGTTTTCCATTAACAGTAGCTGCTCCGCTAGCAGAAAATCCAGAACCCATTGTTACTAAACTGTTAAAAGTAGCGGGACCGTTGAAAGTAGATATTCCTTGAACAGTTAAAGTATCATTTAAATTTGTATTACTATTAACTATTAAATTTTTATCAATATACACCATCCCGTCAATGTGTATATCTATATCTCTATCATTGTTGGTAAGCATAAATTGTTTATCTTTAAAATACATTGTATTTGGTTGACCAGACAAAGAATTCATAAAAATAAGTTCATTTGTATTGGCATCTAAAGTAAGTTCAATTTTACGGGTAGATTCTAATCTTAATTTAAAAATTGAGTTAGAACCAACAGATAGCGAAGCATACCCTATATTTCCATTTTGTTTTGCTCCGTATGCTATAGTTTGTGAAGAGTTTAAGGAGAAATAATCAAAATTTGTTCTATTTAAGGAAGAATCTTTATTTCCTTTAAGTAAAAGAAGGAAGGAGTAATCACTTAGACTTCCCCCACTGGTTTGCAATGAGTAAAAATTGTTTTTCTCTGCATTTAATAAAAGTATATGTTGATATTGATCTTTATAAAACTGTTCAAAAATCAATGAAGGATTTGTACCTATAAAAGATCGCTTATAAGATGAGTTGCTTTCTAATAATATAGACGATCCATCTAGGTTTCTAATTCTTACTTGTCCGAGATCTTTTTGTTTTAGTGCGGAAAACTGCTGGTCATAAGCGCTTTTTAGTGTTACAAAGGTATCTTCTTTTGATATTTTATATAATCCAAATTTATTTCTTCCTATTTTTACTTCATAAAACTCTTGTGCATAAAAAATATCAAAAATATCTTCTTTTAACTTTAGTGATTCGTAAGGTGTATCTTTATTTATAATTTCGTCATAAGCAGTAAATAAAAATTTATCATCACCTATTTTTTGCCTAAAATCTAATAATGGATATTTATCGGTTTTGTATTCATCTATAGCAGTTAAATCAAATTTATTTTCTTCTTCTAGTAAAAGTTTTTTTTCATTAGTCGCCGACTTAGAATGTAAAGAATCAAAAACTGGATCTGGCCTAAAAGGAAATAAATTATCTTTATTAAGGTTTATTAAAAAATCTTTTTCTTTTGGATTATGAGAAAAATAAAAAATTTTCTTTCTGGATTCTAAGTCTTCGTTTTTATCATCTACTATATCGGCAAATTTATTATCATAATCAAAAACGTCATAAAATCTTTTATATAAAACTAAAGAAGGAAATTCAACAAAAAATTTATATTTAAAATTAGGTTCTTTTGCTCTATATGAATCTATTGCAGATAAATAAACAACAGAATTATTATAAACTTCTCCAACCGAATATCTATATGTAAGTTGAGGTAGTATCGGTCTTGCTAAAGAAAGTTCTTCATGAGAAATTGCTTCCTCTTTATTTCCCGCATTTATTTTCGTTAGTTGTTTTGTATAAAGGTGAGATATATAAACAGAAAATCCATTTCCTAAATGTTTTACTAAAATATAGTCTCCAACATTTAAAACAAAATTTTTACTAGGAACATAAATAGTAATAGTTTCTTGCCTAGGCGTGTCTACTCTATGTCCTGTAGCATAAAAATCTGATTTTCCAGGGTCTGCATCTAAAGGATCATTTATATAAGTAACCCTTACTGGAAAATACTCTGCTTCGTTATCATACAAAGAAAGCGTTTCTTTTATAAAATCAAATAGCATATATATCTATTTTACAATATTTAGCGCCGGAATCACGGGCATATAAGAAATATTTACATGTTCAACTTTCATAGGATCATTAAAATCAGTATAACTAGTTTTTACTTCATACTCTTTTTCTGTGTAAAAATCTTGAATTTTATTATAATTTATTATTGATATTTTATCATTTGATAGTAGTATTGTATATAATTTTGGTAGGTATAAATTATAAGTTTTATCTTTTTGAAATCTATTTATGTTTGAAGTTATAAATTTTGAATAATCAAGAAAGTTTAAAAATGGGTATGAAGAAAAAGTATCAAAATTATCTGAATATGATATTCCTATCATTATTGGTAAAACATTCCTGTTTTTTCTTTCTACTAAAGTTATTGAGTGAGTCCAATAAAAATCTTTTAAATTTTCTTGGTGCAAAATAAAATAATTTGTTTTTTCTAAAAAGTTTTCAGTGTTTGTATACATAAAAAAACTATTTTCAAACAATATTTTAATAAGATCAGAAAAGATCATCCTATAATAAGAAACGTCTGTATATAAAGAATTTTTTTGTGTATATATTCTTAAAAATAATGAATACAATTTATTTATATCAAAGTTATCAAATTTATTAACAAATAAAAGATCTTTTATTAGTTGTTTTTGTCGTTTTTTGTCACCATATGAGTTATGAAACTTTATTGAAAAATCAGAAAAATTTGAAAAAATTTTAAAAAAAGAGTCTTCTTTTATAAAATCTTTATAAGTATCAGCAAAAATAACTTCTTCTTTGGATTCATTAGTATCTAAAATTAAATTAAATTTATTTATTTTTTCTTTCTGCCGCAGCAAATATAACTCATAATTTATTTCTAGTCCAGAAAGAACTCTAATTGGATAATAATAAATACCAAGATCATTTTTTACTCCAAATTCTTTAGACGAACTATATTCAGCAAACAATTTCCTATTTACAGCATTGTGGGATAGATAAGTTATTTTTTCAAAGATATTATTTTTATATAAATCTACCAATACGCTTGATTCATATATTGGGTAAAAGGAAGAAAAATCTTTATTTGATAAAAAAGAATCTTTCATTAATATATTTTCTTGATCTACTAAAATTTTTTTATCATCCTCTTTTTCAATAAATACAGTTAGTATTTCAAAATTTTCGTCTACTGGAACTCTTAAAAAATAAAAAATCTCTAAATATTCATTTATTTTTTTCTCATCACCAAACTCTTCTATAGAAAATTTTAAAAATGTTGGAAAACTTTTATATCCTAAATTAACTAAATTAAGTGCATCACTTTTAGACCAATTAGATGTATCTAAAAAAATTTTCACCAAATCTTTTTCATTCGATAAATCAACTTGGTATATTTTTGAAATTTTTGTTAAGGACTCAAATTTTAAATCTTGTTTTGTATACAATAAAGCCAGCGTTTTATAAAAATATGGGCTTTCTAGCAAAATTTTCAAATTTTTCTTTTCTCTTCTATTTGTAAAAATAAAAAACAATGAATTTTCTAATAGATATTGAATTTTTGCCGCTTCAGAAGACAATATATCTGATACGTATTGTTTTGTAACAAATAAATTTATATCATTCTTCTTTGAGTTATAAGATAAATTCATTAATTCTATTAAATTTTCCAGCAAACCAAATGATTTTAAAGAAAAAATCAACCTGGAAAATTGTTCGCTTAAGTAAAAATATTCTGTATCCCTTTCTTTATTTTCTATTAATAAACTATTTGTTAGCTCTATTAGTTTACTTTTATATAAATTTAATTGTTTTATAAGGTAAAATTTGTCTAAATCTTTTTCATTTTTTACATGGTTTACAAAATTGATAAAAATATTAGAGTTATCAGATTTTTCCCCAAAAAAATTTATTAAGTTTTTAGATATTTTGTATATTTCATCAACTAAAAACTCCAGCCAAGTTTCACTTGACGTGAAAATGTCTTTTATATTTGGGTATGTTTTATCTAATTTAGATTGTAACATAATCTTCTATCAATTTATACTCTTCTTTTTCTAATTTCTCTCCCAACATGTGTTTTCTTACCAATGACTTTGTTATAGGATTTTTTATATTATTAATACATTTTTCTACCAATTCAAAAAAATCTAGTGAATCTACAGTCTGATCAACATTCATTAATTTACTAATAAAACTAGTTGCAATCTCTTGATTGCCTTGCTCAAAAATAACATAATTTATAATATTTAAAAATCTAGAAAATTCATAATCTGAATCTTCGTTGATAGAGTGTAGATAATTAATTAAGTACTCTATAGCTTCTTCTAAATTTTCAATATATATATTAGCGTATAGTTTATTTAAATTAAAGTTATTTTCATTTTCTAATAAATCTAGTTTTATATCTTCTTCATTATATTCTTTTTCAAAATCATATGAATTTACTAGTAATACATACTTAGTTATAGTGCTCACTTGTTTATTTTTTGAATTTAATAAATGCATTATAAAATTTTCCCCATATTTATTTGTTGCTTTAGCGATAGCAAACAGAGATAGTGGGCCGTAAACACATGAAAGCCTATTTTTTAACTCTTCATTTGAGAACATTTCTTCTTTAATTAAATCTATATATTTATTGGGTGAAAACAGGAACGCATATTCATCATACCCATATATCTCGACAAGTTTATTGAAATTATTTTCTTTATAGTCTTCTGGTAGTAGAGAATACAAAATTAAATTATTTTTTTCTTTTACTGGTAAAATTTCTTCAAAAATTTTTTGGTCTGAATGTATATATAGTACATCTGGTTTTTTATAAAAATCTCTATTTAGCTTATCTAAAAGCGTTACAATATTTCCTTGCATTGGAGTGCATATATGTAAATTTATTTTTGAGAATTTATCTATTTCATTACTTTCTATAGAAATTTTTGGTAAAGAAGAGCAATCGTAATGTAATGACATTAATTCTAATATTTTTTTATAATCAAAATCAAAATTACTATTTGCTAAAAGATGTACTTCTAACAACCCACCTTCCCCTATAACTAATTTTCCATTAGAAATCTTACTATTAAAATTGTGTTGAATAAGTTCTTCTGGTGTGACTTCTAAATCATTTTCTAAGTCGTTAGATATGAATTCTACTATAGATTCAGATCCTATTGTTTTTAAAACTCTCTTAAGTAACTCTTCGTCATTAAGATAGTTGTTGTCATTTATTAATTCAACTGTATCTTTAACATCAAAAGACTTTTGAAGCATCTGTTTCAATGCATCTAAGCCTTGTGCACCTTGATCTTGTCCTACATCTGGAGTATTTAAAAGGCTTTCTAAACCACCTAAACCTCCCGATGCTCCAGCACCACCACCTGGACCTGAAGAAGCATTAGGTGCACCTCCTAAAATACCTTGCATACCACCCATATCCATTCCAGGCATACCCCCAAGCGCTCCCCCAGGAATACCGCTACCAGGAGATTCTTTATTTTCTTCTGGTTTAGGCGGCTCCCAATTACGTAATCCAGAAAATGGAGCATCACCCCAAGGTACTGGATCTAAACCTTTTTCCATTCTAAGTTCATTAATTGTTCTAAAACCAGAATTTAACATTCCTTGAACACTTGACCACCATTCTTTTTCTTTTTCAAGGTCATCTTCTTTAAACCATAATTTAATATCTCTTTGCGGTCTAAATTCATCTATAACAGAATCAAATCCTCTTGATATATTTGCTAATAATGGCTCTAATCCTTTAGCTTTAGTCATCGAAGCCATTACTTCTGCTGTAGCTCTATTTACATCAGAAGTTATTCCTACATCTTGAGGTGAAACTTGATAAACAGCGCATATCTTTCTTGACACATATTCAGCAAGTTCTTTGAATTGCATATCTCTCCTTTTTCCTTTAAAATCAATCCAAGTAAATTTTCCTCCAGATAAAATTGGAACTTGCGTATAATCACCCATCATTATAGCTTGAAGTTGTCTTTGTATTGATTCAAGCTGTTCTCTGCTTAATTGTGGATATACATCTCCATCTTTTACAGAAGGTGGTTCTATAGTAATTACACCTTCTGGTATAGACCCACCTTTTCTATAATAATCTAAGTTTCCTTTATCAATAAAAATATCAGAAAGTATAGCTTTATAAAGTATTTCTATTGGTGCTATTGAATATCCATACATATAAACATCTGGAGTTATATTTTGTCTAAATAAAATAATATCTTTTTTATCAATATATTCATTAACAATGGCTCCATCAACTTCTTGAACATAGTTTTCAACTACTCCATTATTTTCATTTACAACAGGTTTTATTGTTGTACCGTCAACTGGTACTAAAGAAATTAATTTTCCACGATCATCTCTAACTTTAAGAATTGTTCCTCTATCTATTGTCAATATATCATCAAGCACCATTGAAAGCAAATGTTCCCAATTATTAACTTCTGAAAAATATGGGTCTGGTTTGTTTAAAAAGTTTATTATTTTTTTTGTGTCTCTTATTCTATTTAAATAATATTCTATATGTTTTTCTTCTATGTGATTTAATATTGTTTTTTCCGATTCATTTAATTTATTTTTAAAGTTTTGAATTGTGAACGGTTCTTTTATATCAGAATTTTTATATTTTCTATAAAGCTTTAATATTGCGATAGCATCAGCTTCATCTATAGAAGGTAAATATAAAAGAGATTCAGGAGAATATTCAAGTATAGAAAATCTGAATGTAGGTTCTTGATTATTATATGGAACTACAATTTTTTCTTTTTTCAATACCTGGTTTCTTCTAAAAATAATAATTGAATATACTATTGTAGAGTTCCAGGCCAACGCTCTATAGGTAAGTAAAGGTTTAAAACCTGGATAATCTTTTCCTCTTCCCAAAGATAACGCTTGATTTACTCTAGAATTTAAATATAATACAGGTTTTTTTTGCTTATCTGGAGTTACATTAATTATTGATTTGATAACATCTTCTAGCATAGCGCTCCTTTAAGTTATAGTTAAAAACTCTAATTTATAGAATACAAGATGAGAAGAAAAAAGATTATTTATACTTTTAACAAAGTAATCTGAATAAACAACTCTTTTTATAATTTCATTATTTTGAGAATCTACACTTATACCTAAAGTATAAGGCAAGCTTAAATTTGAAAACACCAAAGTATTATTGTCATAATTATTTCCATAATAAAACAAAAACACATTATATTTGTATTTTAAGCTAGTACAGATATCTGGATCATAATAAATATTAAGACATGAAGGAAGAAAAGCTTCGTAAAATATAAAATTTATTATACCTTCTTTCGTAGTAGAGTTTTCATAATATTCACTTATAGTTTCTGGAATTTCATTTTTTAAGTTAAATGAGTTGGAAACATCTTTATATCTTGTAGTTGAAAAATAATTATTTTTATCAGCTAAATAATTATTAAAGGCTTCATTTTTTAATACTGCATAATGTTCATCTTTTACAAATGGAACTCTAGATTTTAAAAATTTATAAATATAAACGTAAGCAACATATATAGCTACTAATATTGGAAAAAGTATTTTTAAAATATTATTTTTTCCGTTTTTTACGTTTTGATAAACGGAAGTGTTATAATTGTCAAAATTTATTTCAATTCTATTATCCATTTTACGATAAATTTTCTATTATATTATAGCAAAATTTGCAGAAGACATACAATTTTAAATACAAATACCGCCATTTTGAAAAAACAAAGCCTAGCATAAGTTTTTGCTAGGCTTTTATTAGAAAAATTAAAAATGATTAAACCTGCTCAAATTCAAAATTTCTCAACGCTTTTCTCAAATTCTTCAATAGATTCTGTAGTTCTAGAGAATGTTTTCTAGTAGCACTAAGTCCAACTTTCTTTCCATTGGAAATTTTTTGTAGAGACATCAACAAAAGTCTATACTCTTCTTCTAGATTTACGGTAAAGTCTTCTAGTTCCTTTGCGCTTACATCGTTTAGTTTATACTTCATGATTCACCTCACAAAACAAAGTCCTCTTCATGGTCTGGTACAGATTCTGTAAATTTATTATTTTCTTCACTATTTACGCTGTTATTATCTACTTCTTTATATTGAGCGACTAGTTCCTCATCTTTTAGATCTGTATAAAGGAAATCTGCTATAACAGAAAACTTACCTTCATATACATCTAAAATTCCATCAACCATAATTTTCTTACCTACCAAATCTTTGTTTAAATCGTAACCGCGATTTTTGAAAACGGTAAGAAAGGTTCTAGTAACTTTTACATTTTTTGAATCCAACATTACACGATATCGCTTATCGTATTCATATACACCAAAAACTGTTCCGGTTAGAGAGACAATTCTCCTTTCCTTTTGAGGAGTCTTAGAGAACATTACGTGTGTAGGATACACAAAATCTCTAGACATACCATTAGAAAGCATACCTACAACTAGTACATACAAATCTTTTCCATCTAAATTAGCAAACTTCTCCGAATTAAACTCTTTAGTAAACTCAACTACAAACCTTTTATCGTCAATAACAACTTCAAAGTTTTTATGATTTACCTTTCCCAACTTACCAACTAAAATTGCCGTGTTTTTGTCAGTAATCATGACAGACTTCCTCCTATATGATATTGTACCACAAAACCTCAAAATTTACAACATTTTACGAGATGTACCCTGAAGATCCAAACCCTTTATCTTTTCTCTCTGTATTAAAAAACTCACTATAGAACTGATCTTTATCTACGTACTCAAGGCTAAATCCACCCCCTAAAACTCCAACAAGTACAAGTTGTGCTACCGCTTTTTCATTGTCTATGTTGTATATACCTTTTTTATTAAAAATCAGTCCAATTTTTATACTTCCTCTATAAGAGGAATCAATAACTCCATTAAACACATTTATTCCACTTTTAAAGAAATTTCCACTACGTCCGTGTACAATCCCGTGTACGCTTTTTGGAAATGCAAATACGTATGGTGTGTCTACAATAACTACAGATGGCTCTTTTTTAATTAGAACTTTTAAAGTCCCCTCTTCGCTACTGTAAAAATCGTAATAATTGGAAAAATTTTCATAAAAATCAGAAGAATTTTTTAGACAGCTATTAACATCTGGATATAAATCAATTCCTGCATTATTAGAATAATCAAGCTTAAGGTCTTTAGCTGTTTCAATTGTTTTTGTGTAAAAAATTTTTTCCATAATCACTTTTATTCTATAGTTTCAATTTCTAATACAAGGGAAGGATCTCCGGCCATTTCTAGAGCTTTTTCTTTGGATTTAAAAGCAAACAGAATTTTACATTCTTCTTCATCTTCTGCCCATTTTAACTTAAATGGCCCTGCATCAATAGCGTCTTCTATACTATAAATTTTCATCACGATATACATTTTCACGTTTCCCCTCCCTATGCAAACAATACCTCAAGCATTCTTTCTAGCTCTTTTTTTCGAGTTTTTGAAGTTTGATATTGTATCATGTTTTTAAAAGCCTCTAATATTTTTATCCTCTCCTCTTTGGGTAAGCAGTGTAGGTCTTCTCTGCTTATCCTCATAGACTCCATAATATAGCTCTTGAAAGCGCTGTATGTGATTGGTGTTATATTTTTGACAAAATACTCTATTGCATTGGCGACTTCTCTTATTTCTTTCTGTGCATGATTATCTAATCGTAACCTCAAAAAATTCATAAGATTTCTTAAATCCTGTTTATAATAATACTTAGTAAATGTTCCTAAAGGAAGCACTGTTCTAGACAACTCTTTTGTTAATTTTTTTTCGTGTAGAAGTTTGTTATATACTTCAAAAGACTTTTTGTTTATATCGTCTACCAATACTTTCACTTCTTCTAAATAGTTTTCATTTTCTATTAATTCTGACTCTTGTTTGTTAGTTTGAGAATCTATTCTATATTCATTGGGTACAAAAAATTCTTCTTCATATTGAGTATATCTTCCGCTAATTTCGTTAAATGATGCCGTTCTATGTCTAAACATTTGCCTAGCAACAAAAATTGGTACTTTAATAATGAACATAAATTCTACCATTTCGAATGGAGACATATGTTCATTTCTAAGTAAATATTTTATTAAATCTTCATCTGATCTTTTCTTTTTACCGCCATAAGAAACTCTTGCAGAATTTGCAATTGTTTCATCTGATCCCATATAATCTACCAATTGAACAAAGCCACCATAAGATAGATTTATTATTTCTCCGCGCATATTTCAAAAACTATTCTTTCTTAGATTTGTGTTTAGTTGATCTAGCCTAAATTTTACGGAATAATGTAGTATTTCCATTACTTTATATAAACCTTCTAAGTAATGTAAATAAGATTTATAAATCTCTATTTTTCTATTCATTCCCATTATTTCTTCGTTTATAGAAATGATGCTTTCTACCTCGCTATTCGTAACTTTTTTTCCAGTTTCATTTTGTATATTAGCTCTTATTTCTATAGAAAGCGCCGCTGATTTAGTGTTCAATTCAATTTGTTTAGAATGAACAATAGCCTCAATAAGACTTTTCTTATAATTTATATGATCTAACCAAGATATTGTAGTAAAAAGTGCTTTTGATAATTCCTCTGGAGTGAAAGAATCAACAACCGAAAAATCAATAAATCCATTACCTTCTACAGGAAGGTAAAGAGATGAAGCTATATCATTAAAATTTATTCTATATGCTTCATTTATTTCTTCGAACAATTTTTCAAATATCTGTATCTTGTTCGCCATCTTTTATTCCCAATAATACACTATCAAACTTCTGTTTTAAAGTCAACAGATCAATTTTTTCATGTTTCATAGATTTCATTAAAGTATGTAGCACAAGATTTATGTTTACATAATTTTTTCTAGAAAAAAATATTTCCAATATTGTAAACACCCACAAAAAAACATATTTTTCATCTCCAAACCACTTTTTATAAATAGAAAAACCTTCTTTGTGTCTGTTTTTATGATGAAATTCACATAAAGGTATTGCTGTAAAATCAGTTATTCTTTTGTACCCAGAAAAGCAAAAAGATAAATTTTCATGATGAGCAATTAAAGTATTCTTTAGCTCATTTTTTATTTGTAAGTCTATATTAGAGTAACATACTATACATTCTAATTCATGAATAAATTTTAAATATTCTTTTCCTAATTCTTTAAATTTTTTCTCTCTTAATAAATTTTTTAAATCTTCGCAATTATTATTCGTCATGGTCGTTTTCAGATAAAACATCAACAGAAGAAATTTTTTCTTTTATTTTTTGTTCCATTATATTTTTATAGTCTTGGTTATTCATTATTTCTTCAAGCATTGCAGATGCGCCATGAAATCTTTTACCAGTAACTTTTTCATTATACCAAGCACCCGTTTTTTCTACTATTTCTAATTTTTGCAATAACTCCACATAATCTATAGAATATTTTCCATCGTAAAACAGCAAAAATTTTGCTTTCCTTTGTGGTGGAGCAAACTTATTTTTTTCTATAGTTATAAATATTTCATCTCCTACAGGAAATTCTTCACCTTTAATTGATCTTTTTCTTGTATTCATTCTTATAGATGAAAAAAACTTTAATGCCCTACCTCCAGGAGTTGTTTCAGGATTTCCATATACACCTATCTTTTCTCTAACTTGATTAATAAAGAGAATAGAAGCTAAATTTTTTCTCAATACAGGAATCATTTTTGAAAGTGCATTGCTAAGAACTCGTGCTCTTACTCCTACATGTGTGTCTCCATATTCACCGGAATTTTGAGATACAGTAGGTGCAGCAACAACAGAATCATAAACTATGAATCCTACACCGTTTGATATTAAAAATTCAACTTTATCAAGAGAATCTTCCAAAGACATAGGATTTACAATTATAAGATTATCAATATCTACGCCTAAAGTTGCCGCCCAATCAGGATCAAAAGAATTTTCTGCATCTATAAACGCGCATGTTTTTCCCTTTTTCTGCATTTGAGATGCAATTATAAGAGACAAAGATGTTTTACCAGACGATTCTTGACCATAAAGCTCATATATTTTTCCTAAAGGAAGACCACCAATCCCTAAAGCATAGTCAACTGTGAGGATGCCAGTAGACACTACTTCTTCTTTATCATTCCTTACTTCTTTGGCTATTTTTATATCATCTTCACTAAACTTTTTTCTAAACTTCTTTAAAATATCCTCAACCATTTATACCCCCAAACATCAACTTTCCTTCTTTTTCAAAGTATGATTTTGTATCTTCGTACATCTTTTTTCCTTGAAGTCTGATATTTTCTAAGGCTTTTTTGATGTTGGGAGAATTACGCGATCTAATTTCTTCCTGATCTTTAACAAAAATTGGATCTCTTACAAACCATAAATAAAGCCCAATTCCGTGATTAGCGGCTGCTCTTCTTATTGCATCGGTTTCTGAGGATTTTGGATCTAGCTTTACATCTTGTTTTCTTAGTTTGTCTACCTGTTCATCATATACCAAATATGAAGATCCAGTTCCAGTCATTGAAACATCCATAATAGTCAATGTTACAATTGCAGTATGACCGGCAGCAACATGATCAGAACCAAAAGAAATTTGTAAAGGATGTATTTCTGTTTTTAAAGTCCAAAGACCAGGTATTAAACTATTTAATCTATAAACAATGTATCTTACATCTAAATATGGTACAGCAAGAAATGATCCACTAGATAACTTTCTATCTAACCTTAATGATATTGCATCATCAGGAAATGGCTTTGTAAGTTCTATTCTTATTTTTGCTTTTTCTACTTCAGTCATTTTTTGGCTCCTATTAACATTAACATTATAGAACAGTTTGCAGAAAACCCACACCTTTAGGTGTAGGATGAATGCAAACGCGTACTATTAATATGATACAATATAGTTTAGTAATGATCAAGTCCTTCAAATACCGTCTGTATCCAACCAAGCCTCAGATCAAGGATTTAGAGAAAACCTTGTTTCTGTGTCGTCAACTGTACAATACTGCTTTGGAAAAAAGAAAGGAATTATACAAAACCCACAAGAAAAGCATTGGTTACTATGAACAAGCTAACCAACTACCTAGTTTGAAGGAAGAGCGTCCAGAATACAAGAATGTAAATGCACAGGTTCTTCAGGATGTATTGAAAAGGGTAGACAAAGCCTACCAAGGGTTTTTTAGGCGTATCAAAAAAGGTGAAACACCAGGATATCCAAGGTTCAAAGGCGAAGGAAGATATGACAGCTTTACTTTTCCTCAAGCAAACGTAACAGGAATCAAGATTCAAGAAGGTAAAAACAGAGTTTTGGTGCATAAGATTGGTTCTATCAAATGCAAGTTTCACAGACCGCTTGAAGGTCAAATAAAGACAGCTTCTATAAAAAGGGAGAATGATGAATGGTATATAATTTTCACCTGTATCACAGAACCAAAAAAACTTCCTGTAAACCAAGATGCAGTTGGAATAGACCTTGGTACTAACCCAAACTTCCTAACCACCTCTGACAGTGAAATGGTTCCTGCTCCTAGGTATTTCAAGAAGTATGAAAAAACACTCTCCAAAGCACAGAAAATAGTTTCAAAAAGAAAACCTGGTAGCAACAGAAGGAACAAAGCTAAAAGACTGGTTGCTAAAATCCACAAGAAAATAGCAAACCAAAGAAAGGATTTTCATCACAAGGTAGCAAAAGACTTGGTGAATAAATATGGAACCATAGTACACGAAGACCTAGATATAAAACAACTCGCCCA